CGAGCGACAGCAGACGACTTACATGATCTGCTTCGTATTCGTACTGATCGTAGCATTGTTTACAGGAGGTCTAGGTGAATAAGGAGCAGTTGATTGAACTCTTTAGGGGGAAGCCGGCTCTACTCAAGGACATTGACGGCGACGGCCATTCAATCGTTTCAAACGATTACTGGACGAACGCAGGATGGCCAGATGACTTTGTGAAGGAACTATCGGAGTTTCACGAGTCAGACTTCAGCCACCCGAAGTCAACGATCTTTGACAGCGAGGGTCATCCAATCGCTGGAATGCGAGGCATCGGTTGCCTTCGCTTCCACTATTGGATCGCTAGTACGCTGGAGCTCCCTTGGGGAAACGAGGAGGGTCAAATCGGTGAGTACCTCGGCAGAGGGTCGCAGGCTGCTGCGATCGCTGAGGTAGCGCGATCGTTCTTGAAGGCTCAGGGGATTTCACCCCAGGAGTCGTAATGTCTACGCCAGAGGGTTGATGACCCCTTCCCTCTGGCTTCCCGCCCCCTCACCGAGCTGACCCTCGGTGGGGGAGCTTTCTTTTACCCCCAACCCTTGAGATCGCCGCGACCCCCAACCCTGAGATACCGGCACGACCCGCGACTGAGAGACGCCCCAAGGGACGCTCGTGAGAGAAGAAATCCAGACCTTTACTGAACAAGTCTCTATCCTTATTCAAATCTCATTGTTACATCTCTGTAACAATCGCGGCAACCCGTCACCCCCCTCTAGCCCTAACTCGGGGCTAGGCATCATTGTTGCTCGTGGTGTACCATAGCGTTAGCGGCAGGGCAGCAGCTCAGCCGCCGTAGCGGTCAGGCTACTCAGGCAGAAAGGGGGTCACAAATGAACAAGGAAACAAAGCTCAGCAGTCAAGCCGAGCTGGCCGTTTTGAATGTCGTTGGCACGGCATATCACACCAGTCTTGGTTCACAGCTCCGCCAGCTCGCTGGGGAGTTTGGTAACGATGTCTGGGTCTTGGCGCAGGAGCTATTGGTGAAGTCCACCGCGCTCCCACCGCAGGGACACAAGTGCGATAACAAGGACTTGTGCGAGTACGGCTATCGTTGCGTCTAATCTGTTCGGCGCATTTGGATTTGCGCTGAGCTGGTAGCAAGAGGTTCGCTGGGTCGGGGGTTATCGCCCCCGGCTCAGCGAGCCACAAGAGTAAGGAGTAGTGAAATGTGTGAGGTCTGCGCTAAGGAGCTATACAAGGAGCGCCGTCGCCGTCAGTACGCTGACAAGCGACGCAAGAAGGGTCTGCTGGCAACAAGGCGGCTGACTCCAGAAACTAATAGGGCAGTGAATCTTGCGCTCTGGCTTCAGGACTTTGGCGATAGCGATCAGGTAGCTCGCGGCAGACACATTGACCTCGGCTGAGGAGTAGCGCTCTCCTCTAAGCGGTTGCTCTTGGACCTCTCGTCGCTTCGGCGACGAGGGGTCCATTTGCTTTGTGCCTACTGACTGGCCGGCTTCACATCTCAATGCGCCACACCCGCCACTAGCACGCGCCAACGCCCCCGCCACACCCAAACACCCCCCACCCGCCCCATTTGCCCCCCGGGGTGCGTAAAATTTTGCTGCTATTTTTTTATTGTTTATTACCCCCAACCCATACCACATACCACACGCCATTATGGCTAATACAAAGCATGGTATATTGCTTGCCACGCCAGTTAGCTGGGTTATAATGCTGCGCAAGGTAATCGGACCTAATACTACGCATGGTATATCCTTTGAGCTGGTGAGGTGTGGCATGGCATCGGGAATTCTTCGAGCACCGCGCTGGGCCCGCGCATACCAATTTAGTATTATGGCCCCGAAAGGCATGTCTGACCGGGCGCTGAAGCGGTGGAAGCCAATGCTCGACCAAGCACAGAAAATTGCGGAAACGGAATCCGTACCGCTTCGCTTGCTGCGGATACACCACCACCCCAATAACCCGATGGACTGCGCAGCTGGGGCCGCCTACGAAAAGACCAACGAGATCATGATGTGCACAGTCCCGTCGGATATGGACACGCTATTGCATGAATTTGCACACCTGTTAGCGCATGGCGGGCACACAGAGGCATGGGCGGAAACATGCTTTTTCCTGTATCGTAGGTACCTACCAAAGCACGAAATTGATTTCGCGGTTTGGGAAGCATGTAGGGTATACAAGAACGCACGGGTGGTATTCCGTCGTCAGCGTAAGGAAAAGAAGCTACGCGCCAAAAAGGCAGTAGCAACGAGAAGGAGGAGGGGGACCAGTGTCAAGCCAGAAAAGCCAGCCACAGAAGGACCAGACCTTCGAGGAGGTCTTTCAGGAGATCTACCAGGAAGCGTTCAGCCTGTTGATCGACCGACAGACGAAGTACGGCTCTGCGAATATCTCCCAACTGGGCCTGTACGGAGTGATAAGCCGGATAGCGAACGACAAGACCTCGCGGATTCTACACGCGATGAACGGCTCTTTGATTGCGGGTAGGGTGCACCTCAAGCCATTTGAGACCCACGCGGACGAAACTATTGAGGACGCCCTGCTCGACATTGCAAACTACGCGCTGATTGCCATTGCCCTCAATCGCGGAAAGTGGGGCGCTCCCCTGAAGTCCGAGGTTGAAAAGCATGGCGCTTAAGAAGCGGGATTCCGATCGCTACATCTTTTCTGCCAGGTCTGGCGAAGAGCCAGTTAGCTGGAAGTGGAGCATTATCGGCGCGATCATTGCTGGCGCGCTGGCAATGCTATTCCTGTGAGGCACGCCTCATTTTTTAGCGGCGTCGGCGGACTGGACATTGGTTTTACCCGCGCAGGGATGACCACGGTAAGCTTTAGCGAAATTGAGCCATATGCCTCTCAAATACTTACAGAACGATTCCCAGAGATACCAAACATTGGAGATATCACCAAGCTAGACGGGAAGGAGATACCTGATGCGGAAATCTGGACGGGGGGATTCCCCTGCCAAGACCTCAGCCTCGCAGGAAAGCGAGCCGGTTTTGATGGCGAAAGAAGTGTCCTCGCTTTTTCATTCCTCAACCTTGTGGAGCGACGTAAGCCTCGGTGGCTGGTGCTGGAAAACGTCCTTGGGCTCTTCTCTTCCTCTGGCGGTCGCGACTTCGGAAGGCTCCTCCGTGAAATGGATGAACTCGGGTACTCTGTTGCGTGGAGAACTTTCGATGCAAGATACTTCGGAGTCGCCCAACGACGCCGTCGAGTGTTCATTGTCGCAAGTCTTATCGAAGAAGGCCCCGCAAAGGTTCTCTTTGAGTGCGAAGGCGAGTGCGGGCATCTTGGAACGAGCACGCAAGCGCGGAAAGAACCTGCCGGAGAGCCTGAAAGCCTCGCTCGAGAGTGGGAGCTTTTCAACCCGCCGTTTGACCCCGACAGAATGCGAAGTTCTTATGGGATGGCCGAAGGGCTGGACAATCAGCAACTGGTGGAAGGCAAGACCGCGCAAGCGGAAGACCCACAACGGGTAGGGAATTTTGAGCTGTACGACTTTCCTGAAGACTCTGTCGCCCCAGCGCTAGCTTCTTCAAGGGCAAGAGACCAGATTGCGTACAGCATTCGAGAGGATGCCAAGGCAAACAACTTTTCGGCAAATGAAATTAAAGTTGCCAATGCCCTTCAAGCTCTTTGGCCAGGCGAGCAGTCACATCATGCCCAGACATTTATTGTTGGGTCTTCCTACGACGGATACAACCAAAAGCTTGACCCAGACGGACCACATCGAACCTTGAGGATTGGACGCGACTCTACAGACTTTGTTGTTGCAGAGGGCGGCGTATCTGACGACCCCCTGCTGCCAGAGGGGCTTGATATGCATCGGTACCGGGTGTGCGGAAACGGGATCGCTGCCCCAGTGGCAGAGTGGATTGCCAGGCGCATTATCGCCATAGATGCCCTCCAGGAAGCCCCAGGAGCCAAGGTAGGGCTTTAGGGTGGCAAAGTACCAGCCAGACCAGGAAGGGCCGTCAAAACGCCGCAAAACCCCATTGCTGGGCATTTGTAACTACTGCGGTGCACCCAAGCAGGTATATGAGCAGGAAGACGAGTACAAGGTTATCTTTAGGGCATGCCTAGAGTGCATTAGGGACATTGCAAACGGGTATCGACCTAGCGAACCGTCTTGATTGACTCCCAGTCGCCAGCGTCCTGCCAGCCCCCAATGTAGAGGTCCCGAAGCTGGTGAATCTTATGGTACTGCGTTAGCACATCAACCATTGGGATCTCTGGTGAGAATCTTTCTGGGGAAATCTTATCGATTGCATGCCGCAGTGCATCAACATCAGTAAACTGATATAACCCCATACAGACTGGCACACGCGGCTTGCCGCGAATCCATCCTCCAGCTGCTGGATAATCCCACTGCCGGTTGATTGGCATATTTGAAACGCCAACCCAATCACCGACATCCATCACTGGTCCCTTAAGCAGGCTATCGGCAAAAGAAACAAGCAGTGTGCCGGTGTGCGTTGTCTTTGAAAGATAGTGCCGAAGTGCAGAGGCTGGGCCGCCGCCACCGTCGTATCCGTAAATCTCTGACCCCTCCCATTCGTTTGACGCAAGTGTCTCAACATCCTTGCTTAGGACGACCGCATCAAGGGGTACTTCAAGCCAGGCATCTGTATGCCACTTATGGACTGGCTTGTCTTTTGCCCACACAAGCATTTTGCAAATACCATCAAGCCTGGTTGACTTGCCAGCGGAAAGAACAACGACTCTCATGATCCCTTAAGCTTTTTTGCGATTGCCGTAACTTGGTCTGGGTTAATCGGCTGCAAGAATTTCTTCTCAGCGATATTGTCTCGATATTCTTGCTCGATCTTTCTTACCATCTCTTTTGTTACAAGATATCCATAAGACTGGTGGCTTTCATGTATCCAGTTTGGAGAGAGTCGATATTCCCATGTAACCTCTGGTATGCAAACAAATGTTGCACCGGCAGCAACAGCCCTACACCAGAATGTCCAGTCATATCCATACTCTGTGCCAAACTTTCCAATTTTGTCAAATAGGCTTTTTCTAACAAGCGCATTGTGGCTGATGTTGTTGTTCTCAAAAAGCTTGTCTGGGCTGAATGGAACGTTGTACCAGCCAGAGTAATTCTCGCCCTTGGCATACGAGTAGACGACATCAACGCCGTCAACCGCCTCCTTCAGAAGTCGCTCAATATGGTGCGGCATAAGGATGTCGTCGTCATCAAGGATTTGCACCCACTCGGTTTGCACCATATCAATCAGGCCGTTCTTTATGAACGCTCCGCCCTTTCGATTCGTGTCAATGCCAATGTAGTGCTCGGCAACTGGGGATGTTTGGGCTTCGACGCAGGCAATAGCCTCAAGCAAGAGGTGCTGCCGGTCTGGGACGGTTGCGGTGATAACGCTAACCGCGCTGCTCATATTACAGGCCGAACTTTGTGATTAGCTCTTCGGCAAACAAGACCCCAGTTGTCGACTTTGGGGACTCGCCAGCCTTAATCACGACAAGTGTCGGGACGCTCTTGATTTCAAATTCCCTGACCGCGTTTGGGTTTTTGTCTACATTCACTTTTACAATTTGTAGATTTGGCTTCATTGATGAAAGTCGCTCAAGCTCTGCGCTAATCGCTCTGCATGGATGGCACCACGGTGCCCAGAAATCAATAATGGTGTCGCCCTTTGCGATAATGCTTGAAAGCGATTCTGTGCCGAGCTCAAAAATCATTTGGCGTCTCCTGATGTGGTGTTGGGGGGTTTCTATTATAACAAAATCCCCGCAGCTAGCAAGTGCCATGTTATTTGCGGAAGAGCACTTGGTGCTCTAGGTTCGCCTCGACGCCATACGCTTCAAAAATCTGTATTGCTTGAGCTTCAGTCATATCTGCAGAATCAGTGCTTCCATACCAAGATGTCTTTAGTGTTCCGCCAGTAGGGTATCCATCTCGACCTATGTGCAACTCTGCCCAGATGTTAGGGCCGTTAAGCGCAAAGTACACATGCACAACGCGCTTTGGCTCAACAGAAAGGCACTCAAGAAATTCCTGGCTTTCCTTTTCGTTTTTTTCTTGCCACTCAGCACATTCCGCTACTGTCTTTTCAAGGATATTAAGAGCATCGCCCTCATTAATTTCGTTCACAGTATTTTTCATGACTTCCTCAAGCTGTGGATGAAGATTGGGTTTTTAATTTCGCCGCTGCGAAGCGATCCGAGGATATTATACGAAAACCACTCAAGGGCGTCCTGCCAGTGGTCGCAGGTGTCCTCGCAGGATTCCTCTTCGCAATTTAGCTTAAAGTTTTCTTGCAAGCCAGCAACACATTCGTCTCTGTCGTACACCGCAATGCTGTGGCTGATGTTTACGTCAAATACCTCACCGATTCCAACAAGGGCGTGTTCAATCTCGGGAAGGAAAATTACATCGTCGCCAACGACAAGCTGGTCGCCGTCTTCCATATCAAATACCGGCACAAGCCCTCCTAAAACTCACCGCACGCCAGCGGAAGCTTTGAAATTGTTACATCCCATGCCGACTCAACTGCGGCAACTCCATCTATGGTATCAGCAATCCAGAGCGTGTGGGACTCTACGATGTCCCTTGCCTGTTGGCCGCATGGGCTTTTGGGGACGCGGGAAGCCTCGTCTTTTACCCATTGTATCTTTTGATCTAATGCTTTACGCCAAACAAGGTCTGGCTCCCAATTCACACTAGCTTCTCCAATCCACATGCTCTCATGCCAGAAGAAGACTTCTGCCCGCAAGGCCGTAAGCCTATCCGTAAATCGTGACGAATCCGTACCGGGCGCAACAGACCCCTGAAAGATTACGACAAGGGTGAATGCGTATGACAGGAGTAAGACATCAAATCCGCGCATGGCTAAAAGCTGAACCTTGCAAGCTGGTATGCCTCTGCCCTGCCGTATCCGCATCGATACCCCCACCAGGTGTCCTTCGCCAGCAGATGCTCTTTGGTGAAGTACTGGTTGTGCAACTGGCTCTTATGGCACCCCAGCGCCTTTGCCCTGGCGGCAACCAAATCCGGGGTTAGGTCAAGGTATGTATTTGGGTTGAATCCGTGCAGCGTGGACGGGGTGGCGTAGTAAGCAAGCGACGTATGTCGCCGCCTCAAAGCAGATAGGGTCGCTTCAGATACGGATCGGTGGTCCTGGTGGGTATCTTCTGGGTGTGGGGCGAGCACAAGGTCGTATTCAGACGAGAGCTCCGTAATATCGTCAATAAGCTGACTATCGATCTGAACTGAGCCGTCCTTACGGTGCAGGAACTGTATGTTGGCATTAATGGTCTTGGCTGAAGCTTGTGCTTCCTTTGCTCTATCGCTAGAGCTTGTTCCAGTCACGATGACGATCTCAACGCTTTCTGCATGCACGCTGGACAGCAGACCCCAGCAGCCGTATTCCACATCATCTGGGTGAGGACCGATTGCGAGGATCTTCATTCCCGATACTCCTGTATAGACCCACTGTTTGTGGGGTTTAGGTAGTTTTACGGTGACGGAAAACTACCGTTTTTTAAAAATTTTTTCCAAGCTTTGCACGAGCAGAGCTGACAGGCGGCCCGCCTAACCCTGACAACTTGATCAATTATAACTTTGCTATCAGTCAAACTCCACAAAGCCTATGGTTATTCTAGCTTGATGTTCTTTTATCTTTTAGTCTTACTTCTGGTGTGCCCCTGCTTGGGGATACATGATATGTAACAAATTCTGGGTATTTCTCCAAAAGGTACTTTACGCCCTCGGAAAGTGTTTCTTCAGTTCTAAATTCCTGCATTCCGCCCGGCTCACCAATATACTTAGTGTCAACCGCGATGTACTCTAGCCTTAGAACGCCACCGTCCCTAAGATAAAATTTAATAGATTTTTCATAATCATCTTTGTCGTTTGTTCCAATTAGCTCACACTCGTCGTGCCTTATTATTACGCCGTACATGGTTCCTATAATAAAAGACAGGTCGACACGAATCTTTGGCTTCATAAAATATGGATTCATAACTGGGTAAATTCCCCACAGGTTAAAGCCCAGGGTTTCCAGAGCAGAAAATGATTCAACAAATAGATCTGGAAGGCTTGGTACATCTTCAAGTGTTTTCTCGTCAATCATTTTAACTACCCTAGTCAAATCGTCGTCGCAGAAAACAACTCTTGAGCCGACCGGGTATGCCCTAGCCAGGTAATTCCTGAAACCCATTGCCCCGGGCTTTGCTTCATACTTTATAAGCTGTCCGTAGGTTTCAGCATCAAGTGACTCAAGGTATTCTTGGTGCTGGTCTTCCCCGCGAACATGAACATGAATCTTTTCTGGCGGAACTCCGCCCCTAATAAGTGTCGGGATTGTTTTGTTTTTTATGGTATCTGGTCTTCCGTATGACGGTATGGCAACCACATAATCGCTACTGTTCATTTTTCTTGCTCCTTTCAATAAGCTCTGCAGCACTAGTCGCGGCAAGAATATCGTCTCTCATGCCCTTTTCTCTTGATGTGCGCTTTCTTCCCGCCCTCCTCTGCTCCACGGCGTGCGTAAAGCAGTCTTTCATTCCCCGCAATGCATAGTAGACAATGCTGCAGCGATACCCATCTTCTTTTGTTACGGTCATTGGAGTTACTCCGTGAACAAGCTTAAGTCCGCAAAAAAATGCAGCGTATCCATCTCTGCAAGCTAATGTAATCCCGTATTCTGGTATGTGGAGATGGCCGCCATCAACTCCCTCGCGAACAACCGGCATTGCGGCCCATGTATCAAAATTAAACCCATCTCGATGGTAGGGAAGTTGCGCAGTCCAGTTGACCACGCCGCTAGTCCAAATTGATTCTTCGGTCAGCTTCCAGTCCTTATCAACCTGCTGCATTGTTTCGTAATTTTCAGCATATATATGCGGGGCAAATTCGCTAAGCATCTCCCCCATCTCCATAGAGACTTGGGCGAGCGCCGCATTTTGCATCGGAGACTCGGAGGCAAGAGATGTTGGCTTGCAGGCATCCCTAAGCTGTATGGGCTTCCTGGGTGCCATTCCGAAGGTTCTGGATTGGGTCGTAAGCCCGGTTCCTTTGCGCGCCACCCCGCCAAACGGAACATCTATGGTTGTAACTGCCCACCTCAAAAGCTCAGTAGTTTTTGTAGGCAGCTTAAGATGGGCGACAATTGGCTCACCAGTCTCAGCATCAAAAATAATTTCGCTTTTGTTTACATTTGGCTTAATGTTATTGACTTCGGTTCCAACAAGCACATCCGCCTCTTCTGGCGTTATGAGCCTCTTAGCCGCGCTTACTGTAACTTCGCCAAACGAGTATCTAGCCATTATTCTTGCTCTGGTGCCTTTTCTCCAGTCGCGTCCTCAATAAGCTTCAAGATGGCCTGGGCGTTGCTTTCAAGCTTGTGCTTCTTTCGGTATTCACCAAGCTTTTCTTGTACCCAGGCATAAACAGCGTTCTGGTACTCAAGTGCCACAAGGCGCGTCAACTTTGAGCTGTACTTCTCTGCCAGCTCTGCAAGGCTAGGCATTGAGCCAGTGCCAGATGCCTTTTCGGAGATTTCTTTTGCAATCTTTTCAACGTCCTTGTTAAGCAAGCGCTCAAGGTCATCAAGATCGGAGAAATTAAAACCCGTGGACTCAAGGATTGAGTCGTCAAGGGAATTAAGAGCGTCGTAAAGAACCTTTTCGTTCCAGCTTGAAAGGTCACCTGCACGGTTATCTGCAATTGCGTAAGCTCTTGCCCGGTCAAGATCGTCAAACGGAAGCTCATGAACCGCAATTTCGCTCCAGCCAATAGACTTTGCTGCCTCAAGCGTGCCGTTACCAGCGACAACGACCCCACTTCTGGTCACAACAAGCGGCCTTTGCTGACCAAACTCTTTAAGCGAGGCAGCGATTGCCTGGATATTCTTCTCGTTGTGCTTGCGTGGGTTTTCGGTATCGTAAGTTAGATCGTCAACGCTAACGATTTTTACTTCAAACTTATTTGACTTGCCTGCCATAAATCCTCCTATATAATTCTTTTGGCTTTCGCCATTGCTGAAGCTATTACCTGGTCCATATCATAATACCTGTACTCGCCAAGTCTACCACCAAGAACAAGTCGAAGCTCGGACTCGGCCCGCTCTTTGTATTTTGCGTACTTTTGGTGGTTTTTATCGTCTGCTATCGGGTAGTAAGCAGTTTTTCCAGGCTCCCAGGTGTCTGGGTATTCTCTGGTAATTACTGTTTTTGACACATTTGCATAACTGTTAATATCAAAGTGCTTGTGCTCAGTAATTCTTGTCCAGGGAATATCAATTGAAGGGTAATTTACGACCGCATTACCTTGGAAATCTGGCGTGTCGAGCACTTCGTGTTCAAATTTAAGACCTCGGTACTCAAGTGGGCCGTACTCTTCAAACCTGAATAGCTCGTCAACACCTCCGCTAAAGACAATTTGCTTGCCTTTCATTCTCCAGTAATCAAGATCTGCCCCAAAATCAGACTTAAGCTGAATATTCAAGCCCTCTGACATATTTTCTATCCACTTTGTATATCCACCAATAGGAATACCTTGATATTTACTATGGAAATAGTTGTCATCAAAGGTAAATCTGATTGGCAGGCGCGAAACGACAGTGTGGTCTATCTGGCTTGGAGACCTACCCCACTGTTTTGTGGTGTAGCCGTAGAAGAATTTTTCGTAAATAGTTTTTCCAACAGTTGAAAGAAGGTATTCCTCAACAGTTTTAGGCTTTTCAATCTTAACAATGTCTGCAGCAAGCGCATTTCTAGCTTCTAGGGGTGTTTTTGCCCTAAAAAGCTGGTACATGGTCATTAGATTAATTGGAAAAGAGTAAATTTCTTCCCCAAACCGTATTTTGGGTCTATTTACAAAATTATTAAAGCTTGCAAATCGATTGGCATAGGCCCATATGTCCTCACTGTTGGTGTGGAAGATATGCGGGCCGTGTACATGCACCTGGATTCCTTCAATCTCGTCAGAAATGATATTTCCGCCAATTCTGTCTCTTTTTTCTATTATCAGGCAGGTTTTTCCCGCGTCTGTTACCGTTCTGGCGAATGTAACGCCAAAAAGCCCAGCGCCAACAACTACAAAGTCATACATTAGATCTCTCCCTAAGATTTACTATTGCATTTTGCAACTTCTCAACAGTTAAAACCTCATATTGTCTCATTGCCATCCACCATGTTCCGCCAGGAAGCTTGCCGTCCATATATTTTTGGACATAGAACTTCCTTTCCTTATACGGGCTTTCAAACTCGGTTGCCAAAGCATCCTTTTGGCTTCCCTGGACTCTTGTGTGCTCTGCCGGCGAGGCATCTATGCACCCGATTCTTCCACCATGAATAGACCTTCCCTCTTTATGGTGGTATTTCTGTTGCCACCATTCTGGTATTCCCCAGCCATGCCCGTAAGGGGAATCATTGAATATCGGAAGGGACGCCTTGAACGCCCTGCTGGTCATCAGGAACGCACCAACATCAATCGTATTAAGCGTTCTAAATATGCCTCCCTTTTTTCTCCTAAACTTGCTATCTCCGGGCTCCATTACAAACCCAGGGCAAGCAAGATCAAAATCAAAATAATCAAATGTCTCAATAAACTTAAGTATGTTTTCCCTGCTCATATATATGTCGTCATCCATAATCAAAAATCTTTTATACTGGTTAATTGTTGATTTATACTTTTTAAAAAAATCCCTTATTAGATGAAACTTGTTACCTTTTTGCTTTAATATATATTTAGCAGACTTCCAGAATTTATCAGAATAATCCTTTTCGCCCCAAAAACAAATTCCAACATCAATGCCATCTTCTGGCCTGAAGAGCTCCATTCGCTCGTGTTCGGACCAATACTCTTTTCCAGATCCAGTAACTATTAAAAGAAGTGTTTTATCCATAATTTATTTGAATATATCCTTGCTTGGGTTAAAGCCTGTTTCTTTAATATACTTCACTCGCCATTCTCTTTGCTTTTCGTTGGATATAGTGAAATCTAAACTTGCAAGGTAATCTGCGTCAAGCCATTTTGCGGGCTTGAACAAGCCGGGGTATTTTCTCACAAGCTTTTCGCATGCTTCGTTTCTTTGCTCTGTTCTTTTTGTTTTGCCCTCAGCCTGCAAGCCACCAGGCATCTCGCCATATAGCGGCGCATCAAGAAGTAGCCATTGGTTGGTAAGCACTTTTCCATATACAAGCATGCATTTTGCCCAAAGGTCAACATCGTCCAGCTCGATGCTGTCATCAAGGGATATTCTTCGATCTTTTTTTATCAGCTGAAATGCTATCGGGTGCCTGCCCCAGTGCCACTTTGATTTCTCCCACCCCTTGATCAGGTAAGGGTTTATTCCGTTGATCCAGTCCTCATCAGTCTCAAGCGTTGAGACAGCTGCCATTGAGTTAATCCCACAATATCCAATTTTTTCTTGATCGCAGATAGAAATCATTTCCATTATCATTTTCTTGCCATCTTCGCTGTCTGGAGTGTGCGACCATAGATCACCGTATTCTTTTCTTCGTTTAATTTTTGGAAGGGTTGTTTTTGTCCAGTAGTGCTCTGGAACTACCGACCTAAATGTAACAATGTCGTCATCCAGGAAGAGCGCCCACTCCCCATCCTCAAGGGTTTCATATATAAAATTCTGCTGTCTGACTTTTCCATTTCCTGGCCAGCCAGCCCTTACGCCAGAGACAATAATCTTAGCATTTGCCTTTATGGCTGCGTCCCTATAAAGGTTTGCCTCATCTTCACTATGCAGCACAAGGAATTTTTCAAATCCCTGAATGCCCGGCGCATTAAGGGTAAAGCAAAACTCAGATCTTGCGTATGAAAAAATGAAAACCTTGGGCAAATTCATTGCCCAAGGTTATCACATTAAATCTAACTAATCGTTAAAATGGCAAGTCTTCAAAGCCCTCTTCTTCTCGCTGGGACTTTGCCTTACTGCCATACGAAGAGTCCTTACCGTAGCCTCCGCCACTGCTGTAAGAAGAGCCTCGGGACTGACCGCCAGCCGCCTTTTTCTCAAGCCCAGCCTTACCCCGCGATAGGAGCTGAAGAAACTTTGCCGTTACCTGAATATCTGTTCGCTCCTTGCCATTGCGGTCACTCCATGTGTTTAGCTCTGGGGTGCCCTCGATATACACAAGGTCTCCGGCGTTTAGGAGATCTGCGGCAAGGTCGGCTCGACCATCCCAGCATGTAATTGGAAACCACTGGGTATCTTCGTTTCCATCCTTATCCTTGCCCTTGTTAATCGCAACGCTAAAGTTTGTAACATTGCGACCGTTCTTGGTGGCTCGGGTCTCTGGCTGCTTGCCAACACGTCCAATCAATTGAAGCTTAATCATTATTTTTCTCCTCTACAAATTCTAATGTTATGTACTCCACCTTGTGCCGACGCTCCATTTTCCAAACTCGCGGGAGGAATCGAACATCGTTAATGTCCATTGCCTTCGCACAAGCGTCTAATGTGAGCTTAAGGATGTTGTCCGCATCCATTGGTCGGTTTAAAAAGGTGTTGATATTGACCACAATTTGGGTCTCGTCCCCAGACAGGGACCACTTCTTACTCTTTATTTCCCAGCGCACTACCTCCTCTACATAATCTTTCCAAGCCCTTGCTGGCCTGGTCATATATATAATCTTACCGGCGGACCGGTAAGCCGAATTCCACGATGGCGGTCTTCCGTTTAGCCTAATCGCCAGCGGCTCTGCCATCTTACCTCTTGCCCAGCTCTGGGCGCAAGTCCTGCGAGTCAATTCTTACAAACCGATTAGTTTGCTGAAGCCTGCTCACAGCAGCACCATAGCCCAAAACGTCTAGCTCGTCTAGCGTTCTATTGCTTGTCATGATTGTTGGCAATAGTCGTTGATACCTGCTCTCTACCAGCACGTAAAGCCTTTCCGTAGCCCAGTCAGTAGCCTTTTCTTTGCCGAAGTCATCAAGAACGACAACTGAGGCATGCTTGCAGCAGTATTCAAAAAGCTCCTGCGCCTCAGATTCCTGGAACTTAAATGATGCCCTAATTCTGTCAAGAAAAATAGGAACATTCAAAAATCTTACTTTGGAAAGTCCGTTCTTGTAGATTTGATGCTTTACTGCTGCGACAGCCAGGTGGGTCTTTCCAACGCCTGGTGTTCCTATCAGTGAAAAAGACCGATCGCCAAAATCCTTGCTGCCAGCCCATTCCTTTGCCGCCTCAAATGCCTTTTCGGCTCCCTTTCTGAATTGAAAATTCTCAAAAGAGCATGGGGCATACCTTGGCGGAATCATAGAAAGATCAAAAGCTTTGTGCCTTCGCTCTAGCTTAATGTTTTCCTCACTCAATATATCGGTCACGGTCGCCTCCCGCTGAAGTGTTTGCCCTAACACCAGATCTCCTGGCTGAGGCAACCTTGGTCAAATAAGATAGCGGATCTCCCTTGAGATCTCGTAGAGCTGATTCGCAGATTGCCGACATGAGCGCCGGAATCCCGCCAGGAAAATCCTTCATTAGCTTTGCAAGCCTTCCATAATCTCCACGCTGTGGGACCATTCCAAGCTGGGCGCCCATAAACTCGCCAAGGCGACCCTGCGTATTCGGGCCAGATATTACATACTCCATCCACTCCTTGAGGCTCCTAACAGCAACCTGCTCATAATCGTCGCGAAGCCCCAAGCGCTCGTATCGCTCTCTTGCATTTTCTGCCATTTGCTTTCTTTCAATCCTGCCATTGTCTAGAGGGGTTTCTTGCCATTCATCCCAATCGTGAACGACAAGACCATCCATCAATCCAACGCGCCTAAAGACCGGAAGATACTTTGCGTTTTGGGTGCCAATTATTGCTTCTATGTGCTGGTCCGATTCAAATACACCATTGGTTTCAGAGGCAGCGCAAAGCAATACAACCCAAGCCCATCTGGCATTGTTGTCTGGTAGCCTCCAGAGCTTCTTGTGCTTCGGAAGGTCGCTATAGCAGCGCCACCACCTTATTCCTGGGGCGTGTCCTTCTTTACCCGAAGGTTCGGTATCAGAATCTTCAAAGAGTCCATTGAATGAAGCTCCTGCGGATGACTTTCCCATTTGTTGCAGACCTCCCTATATTCGCATGTTGCATGAGCCCATGAGGATGGGTTCGGGTATATCGCACCCTTCTCAACCGAGTCCAGAAATGCTCTTGCCTGAATATACAGCTTATCAAGATCATACTGGTTTCTCGTAGTTTGCCTTCGCTCCACCAGCGGGGCCTTAACAGACTTAGTTATGATATTGAATGTTACAGTTGGATCGTGGGCAAAATTGTCTCTAATTGCCATCGCGTATGCGGTGGCCTGAATGTCTCCGTGCTCTCTTCCAGCCTCCCACTTTCTTTCTGCTGTTTTGTGCTCAACAACATCATGTTGCTTAGTGATCATGTCAACCTGTGCCTTGAGCCTAATCGGAAGCTTGCCAAGTTTTGAGTGCGAGATTTCAGCAAACATTGTTCGCTCTACCGCTTCCGCCTCCCAATCATCTCCGGCATCAATTCCCGCAACAAGCATCTTTTCCCCAAGAGCCGAGTCACCGATCTGATCCCTTTTCTCTTCAGACGACCAGTCAACCTTTGCAGACTCTTCTGCGTAGGTTGTTCTATACATTCTAAGAGATAGATCTCTCCTGTTTGGCAACTTTGAGTTTCCGTACCAGGTTGCAAGCCCAGAATGAACCGCCGTCCCTAGCGCAAAAAATGTTGTTGTTTTGTCGGTCCAAAGACCCATCTTGTACTTGTACCACCAGCGAAGCGGGCACGAGAGGAACTCTCGAAGCTCGCTGACGCTGACGTAGTCAACATTCCTTTCCTGAATTGACATCAGACTAGCTCTGCTGAGCGGCTCTTCCAAACAGACTGGAGCGCCTTGCGCTGGTCTGCATCAAGAGATGATCCAACAATATCCTGACCAATTTGCTGCAGTTCAGCCTTGGTGCCAGCAGACTGGATTGCAGAAATCCAATCAGCAAGAGCAGGATCGTCAAGGAAAATGCGCTGCGCAGCCTCCTCAATCTTCTCCTGCTTTTCTGGCTGCTTCTTTGATCGAATCTCATCGTCTGAAGCAATTCTCTTTGATGGGAGCCCAGCCATCACCAGCGCCCTGCCAACTGCAGATGTTTCGCAGTTCTCAACTTCGCTTCCGCGAGTGTAGGGCGTGCTTCCTGGAATATTCATCGCGCTGTGGCCAGTGCCGGCTGGCTGTTCATCTGGCGACTCGCCGCGATACACAGCAGCACTAAAGACAACGCGCTTGTCCGTAAGCTCAATAAGCCGTGGCTCAATTCTGGCTTTTGGGTAAACCTCAAACCAGGCACGGAGTCTCTCTGCGACATCAATGTAGTCCTTAAGAACGCTCTTATCAAATGGCATTTTTACTTCTCCTTACTGCTTGCGGAATCCAGATCAGAGAAAAGCTCCTCCTCTGGGAGACCAAGATATTCGGCGAGCTTTACTCGCATTGGCTTCGTCATCGGGGCGTGACCGTACTGTACCTGATTTAGATACCCGTAGGAAATCCCAAGATGTCGAGCAACCCAGCGTCTCTTAACGCCAGCCTCTGCAATGATTTCCCATACGCGGGCTGTTCCCTTACGCTGGGCCTCGCGAACTGACTTCAGCTCGTCTCCTGATTGCTTGCTCATCCAACCTCCTTACTGGCAACATTACTGCTTTATGTTGCCTACCACCAGAGTATAAGCGGGCTAAGACCTGTCGTCAACCGCCTTTTTGCAGGAGCAATGCGTGACCTTGTCGCCAGACCCGGTGGACTTCCCTAAAGATCTGATTGAGCCAAACTTAATACCAGTGCTTTTTCGGTTTTTGCAATTTTTTGACGCACATGTAATTCGCTCAACGCCGCTTGCAATGCTTCGGTCAGTATCCGTATTTTTCATGTAGGTACTCCTTTATAGCTGCCCGCCACCTTTTGGATGATTCTGTTTTTACTCTATGGTGCCAGCCACAAAGTATAACACAATTTTCCATTGTTGATGGTCCGCGCTTGCCAAGCCCAGATGTTGAAACATGGTCTATTTCAAGCGCAATTCTTCCGCCAGAACCAAATTGGCTTCCGCATCTATCTTCCATGCCAATTACTGGCCCTATGCAGGTCTTGTCTCTTTTGAGCAGCGCAAATCGAAGCTCTGGCGTTACGGGGTCTTTGTGGGGCATTAGTCTTCCCAGATAGCTTCTGAGATTCTTCCTGCCGTCCTTAGCTCGCGAAGCTTTTCAACTTCTTCATAAAACTTTCTAATTTTATAATCTATTGCCATTAGCAATTTTTGATCGTCTTCAAGTGGCACCCTAGAGGACGCACTTACCACCGCGCCCTGAGCCCTGCTCATGTCTCTCTCTAGGGCGTCAAGAACCCTGTTGCAGATTGAATTACTTCGTTTCCCCTGAAAGTTGTTTGACATTCTTTTTCTTAACCTCCGCTGTTGATGCCTTCTTTGCGGCATCTTCTGCTCGAACCAGTCTACACCCAATACAAAAACAGGGTTGAATGTGCGACTTTGGGCCTTCTGTCTTTGGCAGCTTTGCCATTATTCGTTATCGAGCTGACGGACAACCTTCCCGCTCCAAGACCACCCAGCGTCTCCGCCCCATAGCGCCCAGGCAATTCTGCCGTTGCTTGGGTACCCGTCAGAGCCAGGGGCCCAGCCCTTACCCTTCTTGTCTACCTCATGGCGAGCAAAATAAGCATTCATTTTTCGCACTCTTGGAGCAGTCATTCGGTTGCCAACCAGCATTCTTGCCGTAGTCTGACCAGGGCCAATTCCGCCGCGACCAAACTCCTTGCGCCAATCAAGTCCGCGCTGCGCTTCCTTCCTGACAGACTCTGGGACATCAAGGTTTGCAGCAGTTTTATCAAGTTTTACATTTTCTGAGTTTGTAACCTTGCTGATGCCAAGCTTTTTATACTCCTCGCGAACAGCGCTATTATTTTCAATTGCCTCAACAACGCTGCGGCTTCCTAGTATTTTGCTCATCTTATATTTCTTCCACTGCAATTCAGTACCTGCCGGGAAGTCGCTAAGGAATATCTCGCTATGCGGAATGTCGTTTGAATCAAGCCAAGACTTAGTTTCCTCCAGCCGCTTAATGTTTCTAGCGCTAAGGATATAAATGTCATGATCCATTGACTCGGTTCGCAGATGCTCAACAACCGCTTCGTTTACTTTTCCGCCGTCCATGTCAATTGTTCCATCAATATCGCAAACTATTACTGGATCTCCAGCAGATTTCTTCCCCTTGGATGGTCGCTGGTTTGGCGCCATCTCTGGGTTATTTACCGGGTTGACCATTTGTGCCCCCTGCGGAGTTGGCTTCATTTTTGCCGGCGGGGTCTTTGGCGGGGTTGGCTTGCCGCCCTCTGTCGGAGTAGGCGCTCCGCCTTCTGGCTCTGGCTCTGGCTCTGGCAGCGGGAATTCACCAAGAACCCTGCGTCGCAACTCAATCTCGTAAAGACTTAGTGGCATATAGCCCTGGGGCGTTGGAATCCAAACATCGTCCCCAAGCTCCCCAACGCCCTCCATGCCCCTTTCCTTAAGAGCTTCATTAAGGCGCATCCACGGCATACCAGCCATTGAGGCCTTGTAGTAGCTTGAAATTGTGTCCATGCTTGCTCGTCCAACGTCTGTGAATGAAAACCTTAGCTTGCGGTCATAGCGCCATACAATTTCTCTGGTGATGTATTCGGCAATCAAGTCAAGAAGTGGCGCGATACCAACATCTTGAGTGAAGCCAGCGCCAACTTCGGCGGTGCTCCTGTTCACATCAAAGCTAATGCCAATATCCTGCGGCTGAACACCAAAGACGGCACAAATTTTTCTGGCAAGGTAGACCTGCCACTCCATAAACTGCATGTCCCTGTTTGAAGAGGCAAGCGGCATCCATTGAATGCCCTTTGCGCCGCCAGTGATTGCGATCTGGCTCTTGCCTGCAATCTCTGCCTCCCAGTAAGCCTTAAATGAATCAACCTGATCTGCACGAATGCCCTCGCCGAGGTTAAGAATTCCCGGCGGAACAGCCTGCTTTACCGTTTTGGAGTTGTAATCAGCAGCGGCAAGATCCGCCTCAATGGTATCGGCAAGAACCTCAAGCGGAGAAAGACCGATTGGGCTATATGTGACTGGGTTTGCCATAATGACAACCATCTCATCGTTTCTATACGATGCAACAAGCTCACCAGTTTCCGCAGTGTGTTCGTAATATCGCGGCTGATTTGGCTTAGTGCCATCCCACTTTGCATCAAACGAGATAAGTCCGGCGTCCTTCGGCCAAAGATTGGCAATCGGATCAACCATTGACCCGGGCTTAAGCTTTGCCCCGCGCTTCATTTCAATCTCAATAGCCCCTTGGTCCAAGACAAGGATGTCTTCAACAATTGGTTCAATAAACGAACGCCAGGAGTCGCCTCTCTGGTTCGGGTTTCTCAAGAGCAACTTGACTCGGTTTGACTCAATTTCGTTTGCTGCCTCGCCCACCCAGTCAGCTGAAACAATGTCCCATTTTGCGCGGCTAATCTGTGTCCTGCGGAGGTTGATTGCGGCGCGAAGCCAAGGGTTGCTTCGAGACCACCGGCGGAGCTGTGAGACGCTACGCTTCTGTAGCTGCCCAGTGCTTACAGCGCCACGGGCGTAGGGGGAAATATCAAAATCTGGAATAACGCTTGGCTCGCTATTCTTCTCGGCGCCACCGCCAAAGATTCGCTGAAAGAGACTTGGTCGCTGCTCTGCCATTAAATCCCCCTAATACTTCTTCGAATAGCGCTTCTAAATGTGTCGTCAGCCATCCACTTGTTAACAGAATCCCGAAACTCTGGGAGGGTCATATTAACAACCTGATGCCCCTTGTTGTATCTGATCGTATTGGCGTTGATGTACCTAATCCAATACCTTGGGACAGCAAAGGTTCCGTCTTTGAATTCGACTACAATGGTAGACGATGCGTCAGGAATTGTGCTCATCTTCAGAATCTACCTGCTCAAGCTCCTCAAGGACTCCAGACAAAATGTCGTCTGGGCTTTCATCTGGCTCATCATAAAGGTCTTCTTCCTCTTTTGCAATAAGCTCAGAAAGTAGCTTGCGGTACTTCTTTTCTTGTGGAACACTCATCCTTGACCTGTGCAAATCCGCATAACACCAATGGCAAACTTTGTATCTCTTTTGACCCTTTGCCCTTGGGACTATTGGCTCTGGGTAAAGTTCTTTTACTAGGTGGTTTGGTCCGGCCATAATTCCACATGCCGCGCATCTTGGGTGGGCGGCTTCAAGGTCCTTATATCTAGCCACCACTGGGGCAATGGTTTTCTGGAGTCTCAAAAGAGACGAGGCAAGCTCTCGGACTTGTGCCTCGTGATGATTTATCTGCGAGCAAAGCGGGCACGGATTTGCGCCATCAACGGGCGCTCCGGTTGTCTCTTCTTGCTCGTTATCAAACATAGTGTCATCTACCATTGTTACAATATAGCACATCGGAAACTATTGTTTATAAAACTGAATATTTAATAAATCATTTTTACTGTAAAAACAAGTGTAGTATTTTTGAATCTTGACTTTACATAATCAATAGGTTCATTATGTGTGCTATATTGTAACAATGGCGCTAAGGGCGCCTGTGGTAAAACCACCATATAAACATTGAGGGAGCTAAAGTGGATTTCAAGCTTTACACCACGGCACTCAAGGCGTACACCGCCGACAACGGCGACCTTTATGTTCGGGGAACAACCTCCTCTACCATCCGCGACCTTCATGGCGACGAGATGACCCTAAACGCGCTGCACACAATGCGTGATACTGCCAAAAATAATATGACCATTTGGCTTAACCATAATTACAATGTTCCTGACGATATCTTTGGCTCCGTATCAGACGCCTTCATTGAGAAGCGCATGGACGCAGCTACTGGTCAAGAAGTTTATGACCTTGATATCGCTATTCGGGTTGTCGGCGAAGACGAGAACCCACTTGCAATGAAGGCATACCGCGCTATTAAGCGTGGCGTCAAGCTTGGCTTGTCCATTGGCGCCCGAGTGGAAAAGGTTTCAAAGCGCAAGGACAATAACGACCAGGAAACCTATGTTATTGACAGCGTTCGACTCCTTGAGTCGTCAATCGTTGGAATCCCCGCCAATCAGCGCTCATATCTTCAGAATGCTCTTAAGAGTGTTCGTGGTGGGGCTGGTAATCTTCCGGACATTGATGAGCTCCTCGAGGAGACTAAGTCCGCTGAGGGAAGATTCAAGGTTGGAGATATGGTCACTTGGGGTTCAAGTGGCGGTGACGCAACTGGCAAGATCACAAAGATTGTCCAAGAGGGCAAGCTTGAGGTTCCAGATTCGTCATTTACTATCGAGGCTGATGAGGACGATCCGGCAGTCCTTATTCGCGTTTACCGAGACGCAAAGCCATCAGATCGACTTGTTGGGCACAAGATGTCCACTCTTCGAGCTGCAAAGTCTTTTGACGCATCTGCCGAAGCGTTTACTGTAGAAACAGAAACTGAAGAGGAGACATTTGACATGGATGAACTAGATCAGAAGAAGACCCGTGTAACCGTTACGGTTAGCACGGATGCGGAGGCCAATAACGAAGCCGCCGCTGCTGTCGCACCCTCCGCTCCGGCGGCGGCGGCCCCCCTTGAAGAGGTAGAGGCTGCTGCGCCAGAGGTAGAGGTTGAGCCAGTCGTTGAGGAGCCAGCCGTTGAGCCTGAAGTTGCAGAGCCAGTGGTTGAGGAGCCAGCGGCAGAAGAGCCAGTTGCTGAGGAGCATCCGGCAGCAGCCCCAGAAGTTGAACTAAGTGACTTGCTAGTACTTGCATCAGCCGACGAGGTTGTTGAAAAGGCTGGCGCATCGGTAGCTGAGCGACTTGCAATTGTTGTCAAGGAACTTAAGTCAATTGCCGATCAGTACGCTAAAGACGAGAGTTCAAATGCAGACTCAATCATGAAGATTGTTGATGCACTCAATAAGGTGCTCGGCACGGAAGAGTCCTCACCGGCTTCTGAAATGCCAAGCAAGAGCGCCGATTCTACCGAGATTACTGCTCCAGAAGGCAATGGCCTTGTGGAGTTGGAGTCACTTGCTAAGTCTGCACTGGATGCAGCCATCTCAGCACAGCAGGAAGTTGCCGCGATTCGCCGCGAGTTTACTGAGCTGTCGGACGAGAAGGCCAAGGTCGAGGGCGAGCTTGCCAAGGCGCTTGATGTTGTCGGTCGGTTGATGAACCTACCCGGCGGCCGCAAGGAAATTGAAACAACTGGGACGAAGGGCTCGACGGCAGTTTCTGCCCCGTGGCTTTCACCCTACATTCAGCGTGTCCTAGACACAGAGGAGAAGTAATGTCTGAACAGCGAGAGCGGCTGGAAGACGTCCAGAAGGGACTTGAGTCCCTTGCCGACGCCCCAGCTTTGGTGGGACGTGATGTTGCCACCAAGTCGATTGACGTTGCCGACGCATATGCAACGCAGCGCGAGCTTCGCAAGAAGTTTACAAAGCTAAACACGGCTGATCTTAACGAGATGCTTGATATCCAGGCAGCTCGCGAGACCGGCAAGCAGGCTGATAGCGATGTGCTTAACCGCCTTGCTATGGCTAACCCAAATATCGCCAAGCTTCTTGATTCAAGCGGCGGCGCGGCTCTTATCCGTCAGGACCTTGAGCCAATCCTTTACGCTTTGTTCGTAAAGAAGTTCCCATTCTTCGAGCGCATTCGTAAGGAAGGGGCAAACGGCCTCGTCCATGCGTTCAACCAGCAGACCGCTTATGGCGATGCAGTGTTCCAGACCGAGACCGGAACGGTCACAGATGACTCGAACACCTATTCACGCCAGACGACCAACGTGGCCGTTCTTGCAACCCGACGCGGTATCACGCTGAAGTCGCAGTTTGCCATTAGCCAGGGCGGCGCTCCTGGGCAGCAGGGCCTTTCAACTGAGCTTGCAGGTGGCGTAACCGCCATTGCCCACAAGCTTCAGAAGACCTTGTTCCAGGGTAATGCCACGACTTCTGCATCAGCTGGTGCAGCCACCGAGCTCGGCGCGTTTGACGCGAACGGGTTTGATGGTCTTCGCAAGGTCCTTGGCGCGGCGGCTGGCACTGCCCAGATCGTCAACAAGGGCACGGCTTCGTATTTGTCAACGATTAACAGCAACGTTGCGGAAATCCTCAACGCTGGTGGTAATCCTTCGGCACTTCTCGTTGCCCCACAGGACTACGCTGGTCTTGTGAATGAGCTCACGAACCTCGTTCGCTACAATGCCCCGTCGCAGGTCGACCAGGCTGCTGGCGCAACGTTTGGTTCAGTCGTGACCGCCGCTGGCGCACTGCCAATCATGGCTGTGCCTGGTGACTCGATCGGCTCGTACGTTGTAAGCTCGGTCAGCTATCGCGACATGTATGTCGTTGATGAGTCGACTTGGTCGATGCCGTACCTTGGTGCGGACTCGATCACGACGCTTGAGATCCCAGTCGGTGTAAACGGTTCCCTTTCGCGCCTGTACATCATGTATGTGATGTTTGGTCTTGCGAACAAGGCTCCGCAGTTCAACGGCAAGATCCGAGTAACAGCCTAAGTAATCGCCCCACGCGGGGTGGTATGATTGAGGCCGGGGATTTCCCCGGCCTCAATTGTTTCATGTGGAACATGTCAAAATTACCAAAAAAGCTTCTTAAAAACCCAAGCAGGCTTATAGCACAACGTGTTATTGGCATGTCTATTGAGCACCTGCAAGAGAAAATGTGCGAAATTGAATGGGATATGGACGGAACGCTTGGAATAGGCAATACTGAATTTGTTACATTTGTAAACCGGCGGGCGACAATCCCGTATCGCCTGCTTAATAGTGCCCTTGCAGCGGGAGCAAGAAAGGTTGATGAAAATGGCAATAATGAAAGATAAGGCTATCGAAGAGGCCGTTGTAGCATCGGAGCCGGTCGTTGATGTTGCGCCAGATCTAGTTGTTGAGGTTGTGCCAGAGCCAGCTGTGGAAGCAGCTAAGGCCGAAGCTAAGCCAGTAGTTGACGCTAAGGAAGTGGTAGTTCAGGCCAAGAAGGAAGACACGGTTGCCGTTGGCGGTCAAGCTGACGAGCGAGTTGTTGTTGGTGGACCGCTGCGCGGAACCAACTTTGCCGCAGACGGAACCCCATATCTTTTTACTAGCAATGGCGTTTGCGCAATCTTTAAGAAGCATCTTCCAGAGTTCCAGGCTCGCGGCTGCGCAGAGCTTTAATTCGTAGTCGGCATTTCTCTGGACTAAATAGCACAAAAAGGACACAATACAGACATGGCGATTATTAATGTATCTGTTCCTTCGGTAAACACAAGCATGGCGACTTACAACGCCATTCAAGTTGGCTATGCCCCAACTAAAGAAGTCGCCGCCGCACAGAGCGGCACTGGCTGGGTCAACGCAGGAGCGCTTGCCACGCTTGTAACAAATGTAACCCTTTATGAAATTAATGTCACCGCAGGCGCAGCAAACCAGTGGTATGTTTGGCGGCTATTTAATACATCAAACAGCTCAGCTGGATCATGGTCAACGCCAGTTATTGGAAAATCATCTGGTTACTTGACGGTAGAAGAGTTTAAAGACCTTGGTCTTGGCGATCTTACAAATCCAGACGGAACAGATATTGACCCAGCAAGGCTCCAATCATTCCTTAAGTCTGCCTCTGCGGTTGCAGATAAGGTTGTCGGGTATAAGTTTGAGTACCGGCAAACAACAGAAAAGCATCCATGGGATCAAAAGAGCCGAAGAATTTACCCGCGAGAGAGGAATATAGTTTCTGTCTCTGCGGTTAAGATTCAGGTATCTGCCCAGCAAAGCGCGGACTTTACCGTTCAAGATATCTACCTAAACCCTGACCGTGGATATATTGAGATTACGAGCCTGGCAAATGTTACATATTCCCTATTCCCAGCCATTGTTGCGCTTGGCATGATCCAACCCCAAGCAATGATTACTTACACCCATGGGTACGAAACAATCCCAGAAGATGTGAAACTTGCAGTTGGGCATATTGCCGCAGACATGCTGGTCAAGGACAACATCATTAAGAAGGGAATGGGGGGGCTTAATAGCTTCTCCATCGGCGGAATGAGCATGACCTTTAATCAGGGCAGCAAGTCAAATACAATGGGGGATCACGATATACCGCAGATTGCCAAGACACTTCTGCGCGAGTACATCATGATCAATGTTCGATAATGCTACCAGGATTTACTAGGAACATTACACTAACTCGCCAATCTGTTACTGGCCAAGACGCTATTGGAGTTCCTTCAAAGACTGCAAGCGCGGTTTGGACCAAGAAGGGCTTCTATGGAAATCCAGTTAGCGATTTCAACGAACCGGCAACTGGCTTTTCGTTCAAGGGAAAGTTTAATTTTTACCTTCCGCCAATGCCAGTAGACGATATCCCAAACACTGGCGATATTTTGACCGCAGATGGCATGGCGTACATTGTTGAGGTAATAACCCTTGATGCAATATCTCACCATATTGAGGTTCTTGCAAGAAGGTTTGAGCGATGAGAGTTTCAATAAAGATAGACAATGCGGCCCTAAACAGCATTATTAAGAAAACTAGCCAAATGGCAAGCGCGCTCAATGTTGATCAAAACGATCGGCTTAAGCAGAAGCAGCTAGACGCAATAGATCAGGCCGTGTACGGTCCAGACTCTGGTCTTGGAAAGGCGCCAACTCTTGCCTCTAGATTTGCCAAAACCAGGAAAAGCACAGCCCCAGGAAACCCCGCTGGTGGAACACCAGTTCAAACTGGCAGGCTACAGAAAGCCTTGACGGTACCTGGCGCCCCCTACTCAAGATATAGCAGAAGGGCTTTCAAGAACTCAGTTCAGGTATCCATTTCTGCAAACCCAAGCGGCAGGAAAGGGTTCAAGTATTTCCCAGTAGTTGAGGCTAAATACGGATTTTTTGACTACGAAACATCAAAAGGTTCGTTTATAACAACAACCATGCCAAGGCTAGCCAAGAGGTGCAGAGAGCTCCTCCAAGAGGCCCTTCGGTTGCCGCTAAAGCGCTAAAACTCGCAGCGAAGAACCTTCAGGTCGTCCCAGCCAGTTTGACCAACAACAAGGGTCAACATCCCAGATCGAGCACTTGAGCCGCTTGTTTCAGCAAACCATTGCGACCCGCCATCAAGTGATGGTGCCTGGATGTGCGTTCTTGCGCCGTGCTCAGTGACGCTAAGGTGGTGGTAGTGCCCGGTTAGCAACAGCGTTGCATCTGCTACTGGCGCCATACCAAGCGCTTGCTTCGCCCACCAGGTACCAATCTTGCCAGATGCGTTTCCGCCCCCGCGGGCCTGGTGACCATGTGCCAGCCCGACAACCGTCCCGTGCACATCAAGAGTAAGCGTGAGCTCGCTCTTTGGGAAGGCAAACTTTACATGGGAATATGCATCGCTTGCGCCGAGGATTTCGGCAACCTGCTCAAATACGGCAACATCATCGTTGTCGCCAAAGGTTGTGTATGCCTTACCGCCCTTGCGGTTTTCTCCATGATTTCCTGGAACCGCAGCAACAATTACTAGCGGGGCAAAGGTTGCCCAGTGGGTAAGAGCCTTAACAATCAGTCGCCTGGCTACGGTTGTCTGCTCTCGGCGGTCAAGATCGGTCTGAAACTCTTGCATATCGTAGAAGCCAGAGCAGCCCTCAACAACATCCCCAAGGCCAACCACGATAAGCCGATCAAGCTTTCTGCCAGCTTTTGTTAACTCTTTCCAGCGAGTTTCTACCTCTGCAATTCCAGAAAGGAATCGCTGAACTGTTGCGGCTGTTCCTCCGCCTTCGCCCTTGCCAATCTGCAAGTCGCTAAGTGCAACAATCAACGCCGAGTCGCCATCAGCTAGCTCAGCCTTTTTAGGCTTGTGCTTTTTAATCTCCGAGATTAGCTCTTCAACTTCTGCGCCATTAGCCTTGTTCTTTCGGACGACTTTGCCCTTCCACTGGCGATTAAGCACGCCAAGCGTGTCGCCCCAAACATTAAACAAGACAGGCTCGACAACCTCAAAATTTTCTGGCTCAAGGCCCCAAACCCTTAGTACCGCGCTCCAGTCTGGAGCACTCTCTGACGGCATGCCGGTTGTAGTAACAGTCCCTTCATTTCCGCTCCAAACCACACCAGGCTCCCAGCCCTCTGGGTGCTGACGCTTGTTTGGCTTTGAACGCTCTAGTTCATTTTGAACTTGCAGCAACTCGTCCATTAGCTTATTTACTTCTGGCATGTGCATTCACCCCTTCTATGTCGAGATATGGTGTGGCGGCGAAGGTCATACCCCTTCCGGTTTAACCACACCTCTATGGTCATTGAATCAATGGTCGCGTCCTCAAAAGCCGCCTTAAGCGCCTTTGCCTCTTCACCTGGCATTACTGATACTACCTTAAAAACTGAGCAAGTTGCACCAATCTTTTTAGCGCTTTGGATAGACTTAATTTCATCTAAAAGACTGTTAAATTCAGCCACAACTCCTCCTTGCTTTAGGGGCATTATAACCCATGTACATCAGGTTAGAGCCGTCAATATACTTTTGTCAACAGGTAATCCATAAATTGTGGACATCTATAGCAGAACAGGATTTGGTTGCCTTTTTTTTGCGTTAGATACATAATCACTTTATGACGGGACTTTATGAAACATTCTTCTCGACGCTGTCTGGCGACGCCACCCTTCAAGGGCTGCTTGGCGCCTCAGCAACCGATAAGAAGGTTTATCCCGTTTGGCTGCAGGGAAAAAGCAGCCTACCAGCTATACGGGTAGCGGTTTCTGGTGTGACCAGCGATATTGGTCTGCCGATAGATCGACCAGTTGTAGATGTGTACATGGCTAGCGCAATTAGTCCAACACAGTTAAACTCGATCTCTGCGAGAGTAGATTACCTACTTAACCGGAAGAGGCTATCTGGACCCAACGGATTCGTTATGCATATTTGCTACAAGGTAGTTGAGCAAGATGATTTTGACGAAGCCACTCAAGAATATCGGAGAGTAATCCGATACAGCATAATTAGCAAATAGGAGAACCAAATGCTTACACTTGGCTCTGGAATTATCCAGGTCTCGTACTGGAAGTCTGGCGCTGTTAAGGGTACTGGTACATCCAGCTACTTTAGCGGCGAGTCCCAGTACACGGGATCTAACCTTGTCACGATCGGCGAGATCGGTGGCGATGTTGAGTTTGACATCAACTTCCAGGAGCGCGAGTTCCTGGGCCAGTACAACTTCGCGATTGCCAAGGCGTTCTTTGGCGGCAAGGTTGAGGTGCGCGCTCGTCGCGTTGAGCTCAACCTCGCAAACCTGAAGAACCTCTTCAATCAGAACAGCACGGCGACCACCCCAGTGGCGGTTGACAATGGCGGAAGCGCCTTTAGCTTTGATGTCACCACTAACGGTGGCAGCGGGCAGGCAACCACCGGACCTGCTGGTCTTCCGCGACCGCTTTATGTGAAGTTTGTCCACACTCGCTCGGATGATCCGAGCAAGACCGTGACGATTCACCTTCCAAAGGCGTACAGCATGGCCCTGACCTATCCATTCACCCGCGAAGACATCGCGGTAATGGACTTGGACTTCAGCGCCATCGTTGACCGAAATTGCGTAACCACTGGCACGACGACCGCCCCGACTATCGTGGCGATCGAAGCAACCGCGTAATAACAAGGAGACGCGCACATGTTTACTCTCGGCTCTGGTCGACTTTCAGTAGCTAGGTGGTATGAGGGCTCACGAGTTGAAACCCCAGCCACCATCACCGCTGTCGGAACTGGCACTGGTGGATCTAACGCTGCCGGGACGTACTATGTGCGCGTCTCCGCTAGAAACGCATACGGCGATGGCACGCCGACTGCCTCAACGGCAGTAACAATTACCTCTGGTCAGGGTATTAAGATTGACTGGACCGCGCCAGCAAGTGGCGCAACGCCAACACACTATGACATCTATATCGGTACTGTTGCTGGCGAAGAGTCACGGCAGGCTGCTGTTGCTGCCCCGACAGTAACCTATACCAGGACCACGGCTATTGTTCAGGGTCAAAAGCGCGCAGTTATAACTGGCGTCTCTGGCGACGGCACAACTGTTACATATACTGCTGCCAATAATTTTGCAGCCGGGCAGCTGGTAAACATTAGCCAGGTTATTCCTTCGGCATACAACCTTAAGAATGTAACCATTGCAACAGCTTCTACAACTCAGTTTACTGTTACCAATGCGGCTACTGGAACCTACGAGAGCGGTGGACTTGCCGAAGTTGGTCAGTCTGCCCGGTATGTTGGGCTGATTGACATTGGGGAAATCGGCGGTGATGTCGAGTACGACATCAACTACCAAGAGCGAGAGTTCCTGGGTCAGTTCAACTTTCCAATCTCCAAGCAGTTCTTCGGCGGCAAGTCAGAAATCCGCGTTCGCCGTATTGAAATGGACATTCTAAATCTTGAGCTTGTTCAGCAGGGTGGATACCAGTACGATGCAGCAAATGCAAAGCACAGCCTTGATCCGCTCCCAAATAATGGCCTCTTGCGAAAGGGTCAACCGCTTTATGTTCAGCTTACACATACCAGAAGTGACGACACAAGCAAAACAGTAACCATCACTTCTCCAAAAGCCTATCTCATCAACTTCACTATTCCGTTCACGCGAGAGGATATTGCCGTGATGGACTTTGACTTTATGTTGACGTATGATAGCACTAAGCCCAGCGGCCAGTTGGTGCTAATTAGTGGTAGCTAAGGAGTAGAAAATGAGCGAGGGAAAGAATCCGGGGGCTCTGAGCGTGGCCCGTTCAAAGAACGCCCTTAACCTGAACGATCTTGCCGATCTCCAGGACCGATACGGTTCTTTGGACAAGATCGATCTGACCAACTTCTCGGTTGTTCGGTTTGTGCTTTGGCTAATCATCCGAAAGGAAGAGCCAGAGGTTACCGAGCGCGAGGTTGGTGAGCGCTTTGACATGCAGACAATGCAGTCTGAAATGACCAAGGTACTTGCCCGCAGCGGTTTGATCAGCGAGGACCAGGCAGAGGGAAAAGCGGTAGCGGAGTAAGCAGTTGGTCTGAAACGGACTGGGGTGTGCTCATGGGCTCATATGCAGAAGCCTTTGGGTACACACCAGATCAGTTTTACCAATTGACTCTTCCGCAAATCGCAGCGTTTGGACGGTACATAGAAGAGAGAGATAAGGAACTGGACTCAGCAAAGAGTTCTTCGCCAAGTCGAAAGTCCAAATCCGAAAAGCCTGTGTCCTCGGTAGAAAACCTGGTTGCAGTTTTTGGTGACGACGAGACAAAGCGAAGGTTGCTGAGCGATGGCTGAAAATACCGAACAGCTAAAAATACAGGTACAGGTTACTGGTGCAGACCAGGCTGCGCAGCAGCTTAACGCACTAAGCCTTGCCGCACGCGATTTCGGTAGAAAGCTTGGCGGATTCAACACTGGGGCGACATCGTTCCAGGCTAACATGCAGGGAATCGAGCAGTCGTCTGCTCGCGCATCACGGGCAGCCCAACAGCTTGGTGGCGTTCTCGGGACGCTTGGTGACCAGTTCCGGCTTGCGGCAGCAATCACATTTACGCAAGCAATCGGTTCACAGCTTGCATCTGGGCTTGGTGTTATTCGCTCTGGAATCATCAGCTTCAACGCCATCCTGGAAACAGCACAGGTCGGACTTGGAACTCTTATTAGGAATCGAGCTGAGCTTGATGCCTATGCTGCAGCAAACATTGAAATTGCTAGGACAAGCGCGGATGCCGCCGAGGCGGAGAAAATTCGCGCAAAAACAACAAAAGAATATGCGGTAAGCCAGCAAGAAGCTAACAACATGGCCCAGCAGCAAGTTGAGCTGCTTCGCCAGTTTGCAAACGTAACTCCGTTCTACTTTACTGGTCTAACCAAGACCGCAGTCATGATGCAGGCATTCGGCTTCCGCATGGAAGAAATCCTGCAGAAAGACTCAATGGGCAATTTCCAGGGCGCACTTGTTGCGATTGGAGATGCTGTAGCGGCGCTTGGCGGTGGCGACGAAACAATTACAAGAATCGCCTACGCACTTGGGCAAATGAAGTCGGCTGGTCGCGTATACCAAAACGACATGATGCAGCTGGCGAACGCTGGTATTGCTGGATATCAAATCCTCGGCAAGGCGCTCATGGACGACCTAGAAAAGGCTGGTCAGACAAGTAGCGCGCTTTACAAGAGTCTTGTTGAGAATCCAGTGGAAGTAATTCGCGACCTTGCAAAGAGGGGCAAGCTAAGCGGAGAGGCAGCTGCAGAGGCAATTCTTGCTGGCTTGAATGAGCGCTATGGCGGGGGCATGAAGCGCTTCCAGAAGACATTCCAAGCCTCGCTGTCAACATTGAGCGACACAACTCAATCACTTGTTGCCGTTGCGTTCAAGCCACTCTTCTACTATGTAAGAGACTCGATGGTAAATCTTGCCATGGAGCTCCAGAAGCCACAGGTCATGGAGGCTGCAAAGCAGTTTATGACCATGGCAGACGCATTGGTTGGCATACTAAAAATGCTTGCGCCAATCATCAAAGAGGTTGCCCTTGCTATTTCTGGAAGGCTAAATGTAGCAATCCTTAACCTTAACCTTGACTCAATGACTGGCAAGGCAAACCAGCTGCTTTCGTTTATAAAGATACTTGGCGCGTCACTGCAAACAGTTGTTGAGTTCCTTGGAAGTAAGTTTGGACAAAGCATCACAATGGCTGGTGCTGGAATTGCGCTGTTCCTGAAGTTCCTATCTGCAAACCCAGTTATCAACTTTATTGTTGGCGTTGCATCCGCAATCGGTATTTTGCGCAAGGCCTACGACGAAAACCTATTTGGTCTTCGCGATACGCTCATGCCGCTTATCGACATGCTTACAAACCAAAGCGCAGAGCTTGGCAAAAACATTCAAATCCTTGCCCAGGCATTCCTTACTGCATTCTCTGAAACAATTGTTAATGTTGTTGTAACGCTTGGAAATGCTCTTGGTGGTCTGTTTAACATCTTGAGCGGTATAGCAAAGATTTTCGCCCCTTCGAGCACGGCAGCTGAGGCATTCGGCAAGGTTCTCGGCACAATCGTTGCCCTCATGATCACTAAGAAGATTGTTATTGATGGATTTGCCGCAAGCCTTTCTAGGGCTGCCTTGGCTGCAAGAAGCCTTGGGGCTGGCGCCGGTCAGGGTCTTGTTTCGCAGCTTGGTGGATACTTCAACATCCAAAGACCAAAGGACCTGATCAACCCGCAGGCAATGACAAAGGCTCAGGCAAAGCAGTACATTGCCATGAGCCCGCAGCAGCAAGCCCGAGTCCGATCACTCAACGATTCATACCGTGCGCTTAACGGAACGCTTGGAAAGACAGTAAGCGCACTTGGCGGGGTTGGCGCCGGAATGCTTGGGCTTGGCGTCGCAATCTCTATGGTCAACCCGCAAATGGGCGGAATGGTAATTGCCATTGGCGCGGTCTTGACAATAATCCCAATGATTGTTCAAGGGCTTGTTGCGCTTCGAGCCGCTATCGCTGCGTCTGGGGCAAGCCTCACTGCATTCCTTGCAACGCCAGCAGGTCTTGCGCTTATTGCAATTGGCGCCCTTACGGCTGGTGTTGCAATCTTTGCAATGTCGCAAAGGGATGCAACTGAGCAAACTAGAAACCTTAACGAGCAGCTAGAGAATCAATATAAGGCTGCCGGAGAGCTCGTAAAGACCTATGACGCTCTTACCGAAACCGCATATAGGTTCATGTTTTACACGAACCCAACAGATCTATGGGACATTTCTGCAGTTCGCGCCTTTAATGATGCACTTCCGCTTAATAGCATGGAGCGCATTAACGAGGAGTTCTCGCACTTTATTAGTGAAATTGAGGGCATTAGCTGGACGCAGGGAATTAAGGATGCATTTGTTGGCTGGGGTGAAGACATTGGTCTTGCTCTTCAGAACCTATCCGCAATGGGGACTGAGCTACAGACTGCAATAACACTTCAAGAGCAGCTAAACGACGATGTTGAGCAATTTGCAAGACTGCAAGAGCTGCAAAAGCTCATGCTTGCAACTGGGATGTCTGCCGATCAAATCTTGCCGCTTGGCATTGAGGAGATTAGAAAGCTTGTTGCCGCTGCAAACCCAGATCTTGACAGCAATCAGTGGCTTGAAATTGCAAGAAAGATTGACTCACTTAACGATAGTCTTTCTGAAAATGAGATGGCGTGGCTTCGTGCCTCTATTGCGGTTGATCCATATCTTAAGAATATTGCCGAGCTGGTTGGATTGGATGTTCAATCGTCTATTGACTATCTGACATCTGTTGCAAAGCTCAACCAAAGGATTGCAGATCTTTATGACCAGCAGCAGCAGGATTTGGCTCAAGCTGCATATGAAAGAAAGCTAAAGCTTCTTACTGCTGCACTTGACGAAGCCACAGACGCTGCAGATCAGGCAAGAAGGGCCTTTGAAAAGCTATTTGATCAATTCAAGTTCTTCTATGACCAGCTTGTCATGCAGCTGCAAATGGTCCTGCAGGACAAGTTTGCTGCGCAGGTAGAAGCTCTAAAAAAGCAGGCTGAAGAGGCAATCCGCGCCATCCAGGTCCTTAATGAAGGGAACCTGACAACCGTTGGCGCGCTAAGGGATCAGCTTGCGGTCATGAAGGAAATAATTGATGACCGGGAGCGAATGAACCAACTTCAAGAGGCGTCTCTTGCAATGGAGCGCGCACAGCTTGGTCTTTACGACGCAAGCAAGGACCCATTTGAGGCAGCTATTGCAATTCGAGAAGCCGCCGCAAACAAGCAGAAGGCGCAAGAGCAATACACCATTGCAACCATGGAGGACACACTCCAGGGGGCTGAGGCGCAAATTGCTGCAATACAGGCGAAATACGACACCCTGCTCAAGCAGCTCCAGAATGATCAAGCCCTTTTGTCGAATCAGTTTAACAGCTATTTCTCTGACTATCTTGACTTTATCCAGGCGATTGCCGACGGAGAGCTGACGGTAAAGGAGGCAAATGCCAAATTCCTTGAACGATACGGCGTTGCCAATGTCTTTGGAAAAACCGAAGCAGAAAAGGCACTCGGCTGGGACAACCTCCTTGCGGGGGCAAGCAAGCTATTTGGAATTGATATTGGTCAACTTACAAGCCTTGAGCAAAATCTAAATAACTTTGGCAGCAACTTTGGCAATGCGTTCAAAGATAACGCGATTGGCCTCGCAAACTGGCTAAGGACTAAGTGGCCCGGCTTGATGAAGGCGGCGATAACCGCTGCGGCAACATCAATTGAGGTTGAGACGGCTCAGGCCGCTCTGAATGCCCTTAAGCCGCCGACGCCAAAGAAGGCTGGCCCAACCGAGCTAGACGAGTATCAGCAATCTATCATTGTTAAAAACTGGAACGACTCGATGATCGGCATGATTTCGCAGCTCAGGGACAAGCTTACCAAGCTGGGTAAAAATGGCGGTCTTTACTACTCCCAGATGATGGGTTATTTGACCAATACATTTAAGCTTGCAAACGGCGCTATTAAGAGCCGACCGCAAGATGCAACAAAATTCAATCAATACATGCAGGGTATCTGGGGCACTCTAAAGGGTCAGGCGGAAACTCTTTATACAAGATTTAGCGGCGGCGTACAGCCGTGGGGTTATCGCGGCGCCAGGGCGCAAGGCGGAATGGTTGGAACTGGCGGCTCTTATCTTGTTGGCGAAAAGGGACCAGAGCTATTTATGCCATATCAGCGTGGTATGATTATCCCACACACTGTTACATCAGCGTTGATGAAGACAATCGGAACCAACAGGAGCATGGCTACTGTTATCAACATTAATAACCCAGTTGTCCGAGATGACAGGGACATCAGAAAGATGGCTGAAAGGGTCTCTGCCGCTCAGGTCAGCGTGCTTCGTTCCTACGGGAGGCGCTAAATGAATAACCAGGTTCGAGTTTACATGCAGCTGCGGGTTGACGGCGCCGATCCGCTATGGATTGATATTAGCAGCCGTTGTGAGTACGACACAATGGAGTGGGAAAAGAACGACCAGGGCACAGCCGCAATATTGCGGATTAACATGTTTACTATGCTCCCAAAGTCCACCACGCTTTGGTCTGGATATGCTGGAGCGACAAACACAGAAAAGCTCCAGGCAGCGATAAACGATGACAAGTTTATTATCCCATTCACTGACCACGCAGAAATTCAAGTCCGTGACGCGAGCACAAGCCCGCAATCAATTCTATTTAGCGGCATTATTACAAGACATGAATCTGTCAAGGATGGCGGGTATATAGCGCACTCTATTGAGGCAGCCGACTACACGGAGCTGCTCTCAGAGTCAGTCGTTCAGTATTACTACCCACCGGTTGATAGCACAATCCAGCAGATACTTACTGCGAACGACACGGTATTCACGGTGACCACAAAGAAGAAGACATCTAATGTTGTCACCCTGACGCTTAGCTCGCTAACAATTGATAGCCCATACAGCAGAACGCTTGAAGAAAGCGACTATATATATGTCGCTCTTGACGATGTTAAGTTTGATGGCTACTGGAGGATCTCTGGAGTAGAGCCATCAACTAACAAGATAACCTACGCGATGAGCGGCGACGATGTCGCGCAGTCAACGATTAGCAAGTCCGCTCGTGTACTTTCAATATTTGGCTCAACCGCAACGCCGCGAACCGATTCAAGGATAGTGAGAACATCAAGCTACATTGAAAACATAAATCCCAACTTCCTCATCAGGAAGAGGCTGTCAGACAGCTCAGTTGATCCAATTTTCTTTGGCGGCAGAACTATTCGTCAAGCAATTGACTCTATGATTAACCGCACTGGCGGGACCTACTGGATTGACTCTGGCGCACTTGATCCAGCAAGCTCGGAAACTGGCGTAATCACCATGACTATGAACCTCCATCTTGGCGATACCAACCCAAAAAATTGGGCTGATTCTGATGACAGCGTGTTCTCTATCATGTCAAGAACCAGGGTAAATGACCTCGTAACGCTCAAGCTGGATAGCATTGCACTTGGAAGGCCGTACTCAAGGAACCTTCAGGCTGGGGATGTCGTAACCGTATTGACCGGAACGGACGACATGGACGGTTCAAAAACCATTACGGCGATAAGCTCAACCAACAACACTATTAGCTATACCTCTGCCGGGACAAATATTGCCTCCAACACGGTCTCAATAACTGGGGCAACTTTTAACTCTGGGGCCGCAACAACGACATATACGGCAAAGCACTCATTCTCCCTTGGTCAGATTGTAACCATAACTGGAATTTCACCAAGCGGATACAACAAAACATCTCAAGCAATTACCGCATATACGGACACAACCTTTACTGTTGGCGTGGTGAGCAGCGGGACCTACGTTTCTGGCGGAACTGCCACGCATGACGGCTACTCAATTACGGCAGTTTCTGGAACAGGTAGCTTTGCGACATATACATCATCAAACTCCCTGAAGGAAGGGGACTACATTTCCATTACTGGCGTAACGCCGTCTGGGTACAACTCCACCCTTGTTCGTGTCTATTCAGCAAGCACGACTTCATTTGTTACAAGGAATGTAACCACTGGGTCTGCAACCGTAAGCTCGGCTAAGGCACTTGTTCTTGCCGAGGAGAACGGCGGTCAGGTAACCGTTCAGGGCATGAGCGGTATCTTTGATCGGGGTAATACCGCCGGATATTCGTTTGGAACATACACACTTGAGCCCAGCACGGGTCCTTATGGTGCGGGATACAGCGCAAAGACTCTAGCTGGTGGGAGTGGGCCGTACCTTCTTACGCTATCAGCCGCTGGATATGTACCAGTCGTAGCTGGCGAAAAGTGGTTTCATTCTGTTAGGGCTAAGTCTAGCGCCAGCCAAAAGGCTCATCTGTATGTCAATTATTACAACAGCTCAAAGGCGCTTATCTCAACAGTCCAGCTTGCAGACCACATTGCTGGGGGCGACAACTGGGAACTTCTTTATGATGTCCATACTGTTCCTGCTGGTATTGCATACCTAGCACCAGTAGCCTATACGGACACTGGTAGCCATACCGCCTACTACACAGATTTTAAGTCCATCAAGATTACTGCTGCGTTTGGATTCCACGAATACCCATCTCCATCTGGAACAACCCGTGCAGACCGACCATCTGGAACGACGCTTGACATAGACACCTACGACTTTGAGCTCCCAGACGCCCCAAAAGAGTCTGGGGACTCCGCGAACACCCTATACCTGTACACAACGCAAACAATTAGCACAGCCGGTCAAGGCGGATTGATTGCAAAGAACACAAAAAGCACATATACATCAGTTCAGGGTATTTGGGACGCTGGTGGAAAAATCATTGAGGCAGCCATGGCTGACGAGCGCGCCGCAACTCTTGATCTTGCCGACATCAAGGCAAGGGAGTATTTTGCTGGACTTGGTCAGACTATTGAGTCGTATACATTTGATCATGAGCAGGGCTCCCTGGAAATTGGCGCAACCGTCCCGTTCTTCTGGGAGACGAATGGTGTCGCCAAGGCGCTAATTGTCAGGTCGCAGAAGGGGTATTTGATTGGTCAAGATGTTTATTACAATGTCCAGCTTGGCGGAGACCCGAAGTTCCAAAAGAACTCTATCTACCTCATTGATCGTCAGATTCTCCAGTCCACTGACGAGACGGCAACAACGAACCCAAGCACTGACCCTGGCGTAACGGACCCAGGAGAAGGCGGGAAGAGCGGAAACCTTGAGGTGCCAACTGATGTAGTTGCCGTCCTTAAGCCCGGAGCTTCAATAGAGGTCACATGGGCATACTCAGATGAAATCATTTCCTTTACAAACTTTGGCGGATTTAGGGTTCGATGGAAGAGTAAGAACGACCCTGCGATAGGTGGAACCGTAATAGAAGACGTCAATTGGTCTTACATCACAGGGGCTGGGATCTCCTCGACATACGCGACTATCTTTACTCACAATGCGCTGGATAGAACAAGGTATTACCAATACCAGGTGGCAGCGATCAATGGGGATACTGGGGTGCAGACAGCATGGAGCGCATCAAGCAACTACGCACTACCTGGACCGACAACGGCCAATGCTCTTGACAGCAACACGATTGAGATCAACAACTTTACGGCTGGCGTAAGGCCAGTTCCAATTCTCACGCAAAGCCAGGCAAACGTCGCAACAACGGCGCAGGGATATTCAATAGGCACTATTGCTGTTATTACCACAGCAGTTTCCTATACATACAGTAGCGGAACTGCAAGCGGTACAACTGCAACAATACCTGCCGGATCAGTGTGGAAAAGATTCCAGGATACTAGCGGAACGCTTATTCAAGACTGGCAGCCAGGCGGCGGGATATCAATTACTACCGACAGCCTCGTCGCTGGAACAATTAGTGCTGGAGCGATTGCCTCCGGCTCCCTGACGCTTTCTGGGCTTACTGGTGGTTCATACGCTATTCAATCAAGCAACTCTGGAACTAGAACATTTAGCGTTACGGCTGCTGGGGTCATGGTCGCAACGGGCGCAACCCTAAATTCCGTGATTATACAAAGCGCTGGCAACTCTGCTCCTGGAATTCAGATTAGCAAAAGTGCTGACGTTGGCGACATTACCGTACCGTCCAATCAGTCAATGAGCCTCGGTCACTGGAGCGGAACAGCATTCACTGAAAGGCTAAGAATTGACTCATCTGGGCAGATGCGTTTATATGACGGCTATTTTGCCATTGGCAGATCTTCTGATACATTTAAAGTGACTGCAGCTGGGGCAGTAACCAGCGGTGCGATTACAACCACTGCTGATTTAACCATAAAAAATGCAACTCCAGCGGTCATTTTTCAGAAAGCAGACGGGACCGTGCTTGGAAGTATTGGTCACGATGGAACAAACATTTCCATCACTGACTCTACTGGGACAGGAATACTTTCTACTGGTCAAATTTCAGCTACATCGATAAGCACAAGCGGGGCAATAACGGCGACAGGGGCAGTGAACGGGTCTAATATCCCGGCGTATATAAGAACCGTGGCCGGAACCACAAGTACGACTCAGGTTAACGTAAACGCATTTCAAGATTTCACAATTGCCTATACGTCTGTAGGGTCAGTCCCAGACGTCGTTCTTGCCACTATATTTCACAGCTCATCGACAGAAAATGCTTGGCTTGCTACAGTTTGGACTAAATCTGCGACGCAAGCGGTTATCCGTGTGTATAATGTGGACGCTGCAGCGTCGACGTCGTCAAGGCAAGCCTTGATACTCGCATCTTAGTAGAAAGGGTAAAATCAACAAATGAAACTACCAGATACTTCAGGGTATAAGTACATTGCAATTTATGATCTTAATGGCGTTCTTGAGTCAATAATTGGAATGCCAGAAGACCAGATTGGCGGATACTCAACGGGTAACGACATGCTTTTTGAGGTTTTAGATTTTTACGATCAAGCAAAGACTGCTGAATTGGCGGTCGGGAAAATTGTCAGAAGGATAGGCCCGAAGCAGTACGAGGTACAGGATATATAGCAGAATCAAATATGATGTCGCAAAGATGATGCGTTGATCCTCGACCTCGAATCCTTGGTCGCAGAACTGGAGTCCTAGGCAGAATTAAAAACCCAGACTAAAGGTTTTATACATCCTATAATGTAGTAGCCCCAAACGGGCTTATTACATAGGAGTATAAAATGCAATACAAGGTTAAATCGCAGCTTGATCACGAGGAAAAAGGCGGGATTCTTGACGACTGCGGCCCATCAAGCGTGGCTGCAGCTGTTTCTTGGGCGTTTAAGTACGCCCCAGGTAGGGACTTCTCTGCCGCTGACGGTATTGCCGCCAAGGCAAAGGCTACTGGCTTCGTAGAGAAGCAGGGCGTCAGCGACAACGGCTCAACTCTTGGCGACCTGATTAAGACGGCAAGGGTGCTTGGGGCAGAGGCGCGATGGGCTAAGGACTGGGCTGATGTTGTTGCTTCCGCTAAGGCTGGGGCTGCAATTGGCGTCTGGGTCCAGCAGCCAATTGGCTATCCAGCTGGAGTAGAAATTAGCGCCTGGCATGCCAAGTGGTCTAAGTGGTGGGGGCCAGGCGGAAAGGGTCATGCAAAGAGCCCAAAGCACTACAAGGAGGGTTATGGCCACATGACCTCAGCTGGCTGGTGCGCAGATTGCGGCTGGCAGTGGGCTTGCCCAACCCGATCAGGTAAGGGAAAAGAGCAATTTGGCGTAAAGGTTACAGAAGAGCAGCTGAAGGCTATTGCTGACAGCAAGCGCATCTCTGGCAAGCATGTTGCACCAGCACATAAGCACGTAATAATTATTTCGGCACCAAAGTCGAAGTAGATAGGAGAACAAAATGAGCGTAGTTGGTTCAAAGATTAAATGGGTTATGGACAATACTGGAATTGACGAGATGCTACTTGAGGCTGGTCGTGCCTTCTTGGCCACCAGCATTGCGGTTGCGCTTGGTCTTGGAATTCCACTTTTGGACATTAGCGGCGGAGACTTCCGCACGGTTCTTTCAGCCGGTCTTGCCGCATGCCTCCAGGTTGTTGTTCGAGCGCTTAACCCAGAAGACGCTAAGTTTGGCGTTGGCAAGGCAAAGGCTGCGCGAGAAGAGGAGGCTTCGACCTCCCACATCACCGGGGCAGCCATTGACACCGATGGCGATGGCATACCAGATGAGCTTGCTGGCACCCTTGCAGAAGAGGATGCAGCCGAGTTTATGAAGGAAAAAGATTAATAGTTTAGGCAAAAGAAAATCCCCCCGCTTTTGCGGGGGGATTTTTTTATGGTCGACTATTCGTCGCCAGAGGAAATCCTCAATGGCATTGTTATCAGCCAAGCAAGAGTTAGAAGACCAAGGGTAATACCGACAAAGTTCCTGGTATCACCGTCAGGCAAAACAATCCATCCTACAAGAAGACCAAAAATGGTCCACGACTGGCTGACAATGTCATTAACCGCTTGAACGGCTATGTCCTTCCAGTTCATTTATTGACTTCTCCTTTCTGCGCCTTAAATACAGCATAATCAAAATTGGCTGCGCTTTTGATTTGCTTCTGTATGATCGCATTTTTAAAATCTTTTTGCATTACTTTCCAATTCTCCCGTTTCGTATCCTTGCGGAATTAGATCGTTTATTTGATTGGTTGCGTTGCGGTTTATTTTTTTCGCCACCGCCACCGCCACCGCTAAATCCACCACCGTTGTTATTGCTTCTACTTGCAGATGCGGCAACTGCTGCCTGCGCAATTGTTGTCATAATTACTGCTGGGCCAACAATTGCCCTGGCTTCTTCCCGTTGCTCTTCGGTGATTTCATTTCCAAGATTCGCAACGGTGTCTACAGCATCGCCAACTGCGCCAGCAACAGCGTCAACAGCCTCGCTGACTGCTTCAGAGGCGGCCTCTACGGCTGCTCCAATTGTTTCTGCGACTACACTAGCAGCTTCGCCTATATCAGGCAGAGTGGATTCGGGTTCAACAGAAGGTAAAGGGCTGGGATCAGGAGATACGGAAGGAGCCGGCGAATCACTTGGCTCCACGGTTCCTTCGGGCGTCGGCTCGGGCTCGGAAGTCGGGTCTGGGGTTGTTCCTGGTTCATTTGTCACCTCTGGGCTTGGAGTCGGCTCTGCAGTCGGCTCTGGAGTTGGATTTGGGGTGGGATTTGGGGTCGGCTCAATAGAAGGCTCTGGCGTGGGGGTAGGAGCCACGCTGGGGCTTGGTGATGGTGTTTCTGGGGCCGGAGTAGGGGTTGGCTCAAAAGTCGGCTCTGGGGTCGACGTAGGGGTTGGTTCGGGGGTAATTGTGGGCTCTGGAGTTGGCTCAGGCTCTGGGAGCGCATAGGTGCTTAGCCAGGATTCTGGAACCAACCCGTAGCCAGATGGTCCGCCGTACCAAAGTCTTGCGCAGGCGCCACCGACCCACTCATACATCCAAATAGAAATTGGCATAGACACTCCAGCCTGAAGGGTCGTGTACCCCTCATTTGGACCAGACCAATGGCCGCCACATCCGTGCAAGTTCCAATCAGACAAAGCCACTTCTTCGCCAATAGTCATGTACCAGCCGTCATCGGACCAGTTCAGCCACTCCCACTGACCGCTTTCTGGAACAGTAATGTATCCATAGAAATGAACAAGAAAGAAGTCTGGGTCACATCCTTCTACCGCCGGACCGCCGCCCCAATCAAAATTAATTTGCGGGACAATTCCCGAATAGCATGGCTCACCGCTAGGCGCCGTCTCCCAAGGATGAACATTTAAATCGTTGTAATTGTTGTAAACCTCCATGACCAATCCTGGAACATTGGGAACAGCAGTTTGCTCTGGGGTTGGTGTTGGCTCTGGCGTTGGCTCGGGGGTTGGTTCTGGCGTCGGCTCTGGCGTTGGTGTCCATGTTGCAGACGGCGTACCTGGCGCAAGCTGTGCGTCAAAGTTGCTGTGTAAATAATAGTGATTTCCATAAAAGCGATCTGCAGCTGGGTCTCCGCAGCACACGCCTGCTCGAACTCGATACTCACCAGGGTTAACGGTGACCAAAATATTTGAAGCAAGAGAATGCGTTCCAACATGCTCCGTCCACGAGTCGTCGTTTGCCGCGATGAGATTGCCCTGGTCGTCATACAGCCATAGCATCGAGTCTACAATCCCTGAGCACCAGCCAGATGTTGTGTCGTCGCACAGGTCGGTCCAGATGTGAAGAGAGCCGCCTTCTGGGACAGAAATCCAGTAATCTTTTGTTGCGTCAACATAGTATGGCTCTGCAGCGTTAGCTATACTTGCAGAAGCTGAAAAAACAGTTGTAGCCAAGATAACCCACGAGGTTATAAGGGCGCGAATTTCTGTCCTCATTCGTCCTCTCTTTTGTTCTGGAGTACAACAATGGCCGCTAGCGCAACAAACAAATGCGAATTTGATCAGCATTTGCACTCCGTCGCAATTAAACGATATATCAAAACAAGCTGGAAATCCACAAGGTTAAAATTTACAAGTGTCTATCCTTGCGGAATATGGTAATATCTGTTTATGGAGATTTTTGTACTAGCCGTTCTTTTTGGCTCTCTTTGGTTTAGCCAGTGGTTTTTTAGGAAGTTTTGGTTTCATCGGCAATCTCTTGACATTGATGAAATAAAAAGACTTCCGGCTGATATTGTTTGCTCTCCAGTTGACGGGGTAATTGTTTACAAGAAAAGGGTTGATAACGGTCAAGCTTTTTCAATCAAGCTGAATAAACAGATTGGAGAGCCCTGGACTGGTGGCCAGAGCGGCTGGCTCATTGGGATATACATGAGTGTTTTTGACCGTCATTTTGTCATTGCGCCAACATCTGGCACAAACACTTCTCTTTACTTTAAAACCGACAAAAACTTGCCAATGATGGATCTTTTTGAGTATGTGCGGTTTTATGCACTATCAATTACAAGCAAAAGAATGGCTGAAAACGCAGAGGAATATGTTGACAACAATGAACGCCTAAAGCTGGATTGGAGCTCTGGGATTAAAATGCTTGTAATAGGTGATGCTAATGTTAACAAGATTGACCAGGAGCCTGGCCTAGGTGACGGGGGAAGCATTTGGGCACGAGGGGACAAGCTTCTCTTTATTCGCCGTGGCAGCCAATGCGATATATTTATCCCAGACAGCGTCGGATCACCGATTAAATCAATTGCGGTTGGCAGAAAGGTAAAAGCTGGAACGCCAATTGCCGCAGGATGGAGGGGATAATGTTTAACTTGCTATTTGTGCTATTTTTTGTTTTGGGGTTTTTGCTTAGATTTGAGAGTGGAAAAATTATTTCTGTCGCGGCTGGGCTTTGCCTTGGAGTAATTGCCAATGAGATTTATAAGTTTATTGTATGGGCAATAAGATGAAGTCTGCGGCAATACTATCGGCAGGCTCGCCTGGCTCCATTGCGGTAATCAAAGTATTAAAAGAATGCGGGTATAAGGTTCACGGGGTTGATATTGACCCAAGGACTCCGGCAAAAAATCTTGTTGACTCGTTTGAGCTTAAGTCAGATCTTGAGCTGCGTGGGATTGAATCGCTTCAAGGTTTTGACTTTGTCCTCTCCTCAACAATTGAAGAGTTTGAGCTAATCGAGCGATCTGGGGCAAGACATCTTCAGCCAGGGGCAAAGGTATATGAGTCGTGTAGGGATAAGCTTGCAACGGCTGGTATTGCCTCAATGCATGGAATTAATCACCCAGTAACTAGCGCATCCTGGCCCGGAAACGGATATAGCGGATATGTTGTTAAGCCAAGATTTGGCAGGGGCTCAAAAGGTCTATACATATCCAAAAAGCCGGTTGGCGCATTTTCTCATTTTGCAGAGTCTAGCGAGCCAATGATTATTCAGGACTTTATTGAGGGAAGAGAGTTTAATGTTGACGGCATCGCGGAGGACGGCAACGGTATTTCCTGGTTTTGCCACTATTCCGACCTTATGCGTGGCGGCATAACGACAAAAGCAGAAACATTTGAAAACAAAAACATTAACAGCCTAGTTAAAAGTATTTGCGAAAAGTTTAATCTGCACGGTCTTTTTAATATTGGCGGGATTCTTGACGACGGAGGAAAGCCTTGGCTTATAGAAATTAACCCAAGGCTTTCCCCTGGCATTGTAATTGGGCATCTTGCTGGGGCAAGGCCAGTCTCTGCCTGGGAAAGCTTTATTGCAAAATCCCCAATTTCGTCTTCAGACTACAAGGCAAAATCTGGGGTTGTGGTGAGCAGGTATTTTGAGGAAGCTGTTATTAAGTAATTGAATTAATAATCTTTTCAATTGTGCTATTTACTGGCTCCCATCCCAATACCCTCTTTGCCAAAGAAACATCTGCCACCAGAGAGGCTGGATCTCCCTCTCTCCTATTCTTAATGACAATATTTATTAGCTCTGGGTCTCTAGCAATTTGATTGCCAATCTCTTGGGCGGCGTCAAATACGCTGGTTCCGGTTCCGCTTCCAATGTTTATTGCAATAAATCCATCTGATTGGCTTGAATCAAAATAATTAAGCGCCATCACATGTGCATCAGCTATGTCAGCAACATGAACGTAATCCCTAACGGCGCTTCCGTCTGGGGTATCGTAATCGTCTCCGAATACAAAAAATTCCAAGCCGCTATCTGCAGAGCTAATCATTCTTGGAATAAGGTGGGTTTCGTTTTGGTGAAGCTCTTTTGAGACGCTAGTTGCTCCGGCTACATTAAAATACCTAAAGGCAATTGCCTTTAAATCATTTGACACAGATGCTGCCGCGAGAAGCCCTTCAAAGGCTACTTTTGTTTCTCCGTATGGGTTAATTGGCAGCAACGGAAATTCTTCCTTGATCGGGCTTGTGTTTGGCTGGCCGTACACGGCAGCGCTAGAGGAAAAGATAAATTCCTTAATTCCGCTGTCAACCGATGCCCTTAAAAGCTCAATGCTGTCTGCAACATTTGATTTGTAATATTCAATTGGGTTTTCAACGCTATCTTTTACAAGGCTTTTTGCTGCACAGTGAACAATAGAACTGATTCCTTCAGCCTCAATGATATTTTTAATAGCTTCATAGTCCCCATAAGAGACCGGATAAAAAGAACTTTCTGGCGCAACAAGTTCGGTAAATCCGCTAGTAAAATTATCAGCTATTACTACTTTGTGTCCCGCTTTTATTAGCGCTTCTGAAACAGCAGATCCTACATATCCAGCTCCGCCAGTAACCAAGATGGCCTTATTCATTTTCAGAAGTTTTAATGTTTTCCCTTTTTGCCTTGTTAGACCTATTTTCTTCTATCTCTTTGGCAAGAAGCTCAATTCTTGCATTGGCAGCGTCAAGCTGTATGACAAGATATCCAATTTTTCTAAAAAGATCCTCAACCGTAATTTCTTGTGCCATGTTATTCATTCCCCCTCAATAGTTGTTTCTGGCGCTGGTGGGTTTGGATCAGTAAATACTCCATCAACAAGGACCCACCCAATTTGAACTGGGTCTTCCAGCCCTATCTTTGCAAGCAACTGCTCTACCGTGATCTGTCCGTCCATGGCTCCTCCCTACAGTGGGTCAAAACCAACATTAGCGTACCCGTCTGGGTACTTCTTCCTAATTATAGCAGACTTCAGGGAGACATGTGCGTACTTCTCGTACGCGACTACCTTGTCAAAGTTTTCCTCATAATATTTATTAAAGTTTATTTTCCCAAGGTACGCCACGGGGTTCTCGCCAGCAGCGTCTATCCCCTTAAAGCGCTCCCCGAGACCCTCATACATTGAGAAAACCTCTCCGACATTGAATCTAGCGCCGTGCGTTGGCGTGGACCACTCCCCGTACATGTGATAAATCGGGCCAACCAGAAGGGGGTATACAAAACTGAACCCAAGGGACAGCAGCTCGATAGACTGAATAATCTCTTCTTCCCAAAAGACTAGGTTGTCTGGAAGGGTAATGTGCTGTGCCAACTCTTTGCTTCCAAACATAAATGCGGCGCATGTTTTTTGCGCTGGAGCAAACCCGGTTTGGGTTGTCATAATCTTCAGTGTTCTTGAGTACATTCCACATGGGTCAACATGTTGCCAGCTAGGGATTACACCATCAATCCACCATTTCCCCTCAGAAAATGCTGGATAGCCAATATTTTTTTCCGCAAGGTATATCTCACTTGTGCCCCCTCCTGGATGGACATACTCAAGCGGCGTGGCCGTCAGAATGGTTCTCTTGTTTTTTGTAATGCGAGTCGCTTCCTCATACTTTTTTACGAGAATCTTGTCCCAGTCATTCACAAAATATGTATGGGCATCAACCTGTAGAAAATAGTCTTCGCCATCGTATAGGCTTGCGGCTAGGTTTCTCCCCCTAGCCACGCCCCAATTATCTCTTAGGCGGAAGCGTTGCATCTTAACCATTTTCGATGCTTCTGGGTCCTCAAGAACCACAATGTCCTGTCTGGCCTGATCCCATTCCCCAAGATTGCCAACGAAGGCAATCCCAATTTTTATATCGTTATCTCCGGACCTGTTTTGCAGGCAGGATAGAACGGTGGTTGGAAGTTCTGTGTCCCAACCAAGAACAGATACAGAAACAAAAATCTTTGGCCGCATCAATGGTCACTTAAACTCTTTCTTCGACCAGAACAACTTCCGGTAAGGAAGATGGAATACGCTTGCAAGGGTTGCGTCTATCTTACCCTTGCGCTCCTTAACGCGCTCCATACCCTCTTTCGTGTGTTCAATAACCATCTCCCAATTTTCTCGTTTAAATGGCACAACCTGAACCAGCGGTGTCCCCACCGGTATAATCCCGTTAAAGTTTTTGTCTTTAAGGGCAATCATAAAATTTAGCTTTGGAAAAAACCTATCTGAATCCATGACTCCTGGGACCACATCAAAGTACTCGTTTTGATCATTGAGTGGCGAGTGAAAAATTACCGAGTACCCAGGTGCCGTCCTGACAATCCATGGGGTAAAGATTTTTAGAAGATGCTGCTCTTGCTTTTTGCTGTACGGGTGCTCCATCGCCTGCCCAAAGGGGTGAAAGCTGGCTCCGCTGTTTGGTGAGTCTGTTATTCTGCGCGGGTACGTAGCCGTTGTAATAACAGACGGCGCTGGGCAGACTTCTTCGTTTAGGTGGGCGCTTTCATTGTCCTTAGATTCGATGTAAATCTCCGCATGGGTCCTGATAGTGTAGCCAAGGGTCATTGAGTCAATAATTGGCTGGCAACGCTTGATACTGGCATTATCCATGCCCGAGTTAATATTGACCTTTCGCTCCACTGAGTCCCCATCCGCCCCCCAGCCACCGTAAGCGTACATGTCCCGCCACCATTGCGGCATAGGCCGACCCGCTGGTCGCGGGTGGACACCATCGGGGATCTCATGCCAATTCCAAAACTTAATAATGTTGCTCATATACCGCAGACTCCATTTTTGAAATTTGCCGACCAGAGATTAGAGAGGGAAATATTGTTTTCCTGGAGGTACTTCTGCTGAAGCGATTTTTGGTAGTAGCCCGTATGCAGCATTGCCATCTCATATCTTACGCCGGAAGTAACTGGCTCTAACGATTGCCGATACTCCCAACTACCGCTTGGGAAGATTATCGCGGAAAGCGGCTCTGGCTGATACTCGAATTCCTGATTAGGAAATACAATCTTACCGTCGGTAAAGTTTCCGCCAAGATAGATGATGCTAGTCGCTATGATATGTTCTAATCCCGTGCCCAAATTAGTATATTCCACCGGTTCTGATCCGCTTTGAGTGGGAAAAGCTTGCGCTTTCGCCGTAAACAAATAAGATTTCCAGCCAAGCTCCTCCCTGTGCTCCTCAAGAAGTTTATCTGAGTACTTTTTAAGCATCCACTCCGTTGTTATGCTATTGCTTTTTCCTTCATCAATCAGCCGAATAACTTTTTCGGCGTCAGCTGGCTCGACAAAGTTTTGAAGTACTTTAATCCTGTGGCCCATGGCTACCTCCCAGTTGGCATGTTCTCCACACGCGGTCCCCAGATGACTGCGTTTTAACAATGGTTGTTATGAGGTTTTGATACGCGCCAAGATTAGCATACCCCCTGGCTAGGGCGTAAAATGGCGGCCATCTGAGGATGCAGTCAGAAAACAGTGCCTGACCGCTGCGGCTCATTGCCATTTTGTTAAGCCAAATACCTGGCGTTGGGGAATGGGCAAGGGCTGAAAGCTCGCCCAGGTAGTCATGCTCGGTTTTTTCCCAATTCCAGTCGATGACCAGCAAATAAGTTTCACCTTCCCGGTCAAGGGCGTTCCTAACGTAGTTTATTTTTGCAACAGAGTAGTTAAATAGACCAGTCCTTGGATGCGCGTCGTCTTGTCGCTCTGGGTCAATTGATCTTGTCGCCAAAGGGTAATAGTACATATTGTTTTTTTCATCAATAGAAAGCTCCTCTAGGCGTATGGCGCCATCCCTGCTCTTGGTCATTCGCATGCCGGTAAACGGCAAGGCGTCCAGGAATTGATTTGCAATAACGACCATAGTGCCCCCGGGGGATGGCGGGATAAGAGCGTCTACGAGAACATTTTCTTCTTTAATAAGGCCGCGGGAAATAATCTTTTTCCGCAACTCGTCGTTGAATTCTGAGGCGTAGACCTCAATGCCGCTTGAGTTGCTTAGCTTTCCTAAAACCAAAGCTGAAAATGAGCCATCTGCCTCGCCGTCAAACCTAATCTTGTCCACATGCCCCAAAGACGAAATCCATTCGGCAACCGCGGCGGCGAACACTGGTCCGGATGAAGCAGAGTAATCCCTTTTCTCAACCCATTGTGCTTTTCCTGAATATTGGCTAGTGAGCTTTTCCTGCTCCCGAAACCTAATCCTCTGCGGGTGGATTGTGCTCATCCTTCCCCCATCTCCCCACGGGACATTCTGCTTGCGGCAATTGCGCCTTGAGCTTCATGAAGCATAGGCACTTTTTGCATTGACCTGAAAGGCGGATAAAATGCTCGCACCCACGACAAGATTTAAGGCGTTCTTCTAGTGTCTCCTTGCTGACCCTGCCAGCATTTGGATCTAGCATGTCCCAAGGCTTAACGCTCATTAGTGCCATCCGCTCCGTGCATTACCGGGCATCGGGGCTGCTCGGCCTCAACATATGACTTCTTCTTCCAGAAACGATTTCGGTACGCACCACCCCATACGTCTCGAGTCATAGCAACGTATTTTGTTCGGTGAGCTTCGTTATATGGAATTAATGAAGATTCCCAGTTAGTTCTTTTGATTGGAATAATCTGAAAAATAGGCGTACCCTTCGGAATCACACCTTGAAAATCGCTCTTAAGATAAAAAGTTATTTCAGACCTAAGGGGGAAGCTATCGGAATCCACTATGGCCGACATCGTGCGAAATGGCAGATCAAAGCGATTTAATGGGTGGGTGATAAGAACAGACCAGCCTTTTGGCACACCGAATTCAAATGGTTGAATCCACAGGTATGGATTCTTATAAAAGCCTTCTGGCGAAACAAATCCCTCCATCGCACTCGGGTCTCGCGGAGGTCTAACCGGCTCCCATGGGAATTGTCGTGGCCAGTTAATCGTTGCGCCCTCGCCGCGAATATCACGCTGGACCTGCAGGTCACAGTTTAATCCCTGAATAAACCCAGTGGTAAATGCGTCGATGATAGGAACGCAATTTTTAACAGTGTGGTTGTATTCCTGCATTTCTGGATTGAATGGAAGTCGGCCATGGGCCACTGTAGGAATTCCCTTGTACCAGTCTGGAACATACTTTGATGCTGGCCTTGGTGGCTCAAATCCAGTTTCCTGAAGATTTTCATGCTCCGGGCGCCAGGTAATCCTGTGAACATCTTCTCCCCTTAGGCGCTTAATGAGCTTCTCAACTGGATTCACTTCTTTTCCTCAAATAGAAACGCTCTGAGCTCTGCAATATCTGCCCTAATTGCATCGAGCTCTTTAGAGATGTTTTCAGCCAGCTCAGCGAGCGCTGGGTTTGCCTCCTTGCCGCACCCCTCGCATGTTCCCTCAGATCCTCCGTCGCTGGCATATGGTACTGCTGGGTTTACAAACTTAGTCAGGCCAGCAATCTCATTAAAAAGGTCAGTCAGGCCAAGCCGAACCTCGACCTCAGCAAATGACTTTTCCCCCCAGCCAACAATTCTTGCTGTGGGAGAACCGTTTGCGGAGTTGATCAATACCGGAACTGCATTTACCCCAGCGGCGGCGGAAATAGATTGATTTGTATCAGTGGACACAACAACAACGGCAAGGCCCTTATCCTGATACTTCTTCTCAATTGCCTCAATCCATGGGTATGCTTGCTCACAAAATGTGCAACTTGGCGATGAAAAGAAATACAGAACATTACCGCGGCTAGCGTTTTTTTCGAGCAGCTCAGTCCAAGGCGTAGTGGCCTTATCCTGCAAATCACCCTGTAGTACTTCTGGCATAATTTACCCCCCCTCCTGATAGGATTTTTTCAATTACAGGGTCACCCCTGCCTGGCTGGAGTATAGCACTAAAGCTGGCGTAGAAACACCCTATCTGAAACGTTGGATCGTGGTTGACATTCACCAGATCGTATATATTAAACCTGAAGATGCCCGGGAAGAGGCGCACGATTTCTTCGGTGCTCGCCTCTGGCTCTACATGCTCCTCGTAAGGATTCATAATGCATGTCTCGGTATCATCATCAGGAACATTGTTCCCCGTCTGCTCGCACAGACCGATAGGCATGGCGATGTATGCAAATCTGGCAGAAGCGGAGATAGCGGCCCAGAGCGCGACGGCGTCGGATCTTGGCATATGCTCAATCACATCACCAAGGACTACCAGGTCATAGGGGAAGGAGGTGATGGTGCGGGCGTCGGCAATCGTTACGGTGTCGTAAATATCATCCAGCGAAAAGCGTGTCTGATAGTACGGAAAAACCTCTATGGCATCAAGGACGGTGACGGATGGGCACGCGTTGCGAATCGCTACACCGTAACGTCCAGATCCAGCCCCAACGTCAAGGACAGTGGTGATGCCATGCTCGTTGATCCACTCGGTAAGAGCTTTAATTCCATGACCGCTAGACCAGGGCATTTATCAGGAAATCAAGATGCCGACGCTATCAGATCCAGTACTATAACTTGCGTACCAATAGTCAATCTGGTCTGTTTCCCCTGGGTTCTGGTCGCCAAGCGGGGCCACCCCAATACCGTGACCAACTGAACTCAAATAATCGCTCTGGCCAGAGGCTTGCAGGCCGGAATTGGCAGCCTCCGTCGTCCACGCATCGTCCGTATACACATACGCCGTGTAGTCCGCACCGCTGGTCACAACCTTGATGGAGCCCCACGACTGGGTAGAGCTAGTGCTGTCGTAAAGCGCAGCAGAAGTATAATGATTGCTTCGCGTTCCAGCAGCAATGCGATCAACCTTAAGCTTATATCGGAACTTATAGTTTGGCGAGTTCTCTAAGCACGCGTTATAGCATTCTGCGCCCGATGTTGGTACGCATGTTCCGCATGCATTTGTGTTGCCGCCGCTTTTTGTGCATGTGCATGTTCGAGAATATTGTTTTCCGGTAGTGCCGCACGAGGTGCAGGTCTTGTCGGCGGATGCGCAAGTGATGTTTCCGCATGCATATGTTCCAGAGGTTGGCGAGCACGCGCCGGTCGTACACGAACCAGTCGTGTAGTTTCCAGGAGAGCAGTTGTAGACGGTGGGATTTTTGTTTCCGCCTTTTAGATTTCCAGCGACAGTGGCATTGTAGTTTGCAACTTTGCTGTTTCCTGGGCTAATCGCGTTGTAGCTGCTAAGGAATGAATTTCCAGGCGTGGTTGAGCTCTTTAGGTTTCCTGGTACTGGTGAGTACGATACGATGTTTCCATTGTCCCTATATTTATTTCCCTTAAACGAGGGAGAGTTATAGCTATAGTTAGTCTTAGGTGCGTTATAGGAATATTTTGCGTTTCCGCCAGTGGGGGCGTTGTAGGAATAGTTTGCGTTTCCGCCAGTGGGCGCATTGTATGAGTACGCATTAGTGTTGAAGTAGCTGACGCATGTTTCGGCATTATTGCCAACCCGCTGGGAGCAGTTTGCATCGCCGCAGACCCACGCAATCTCCGTAACATCTCCCTCAGCGCGGTATGGGTCTCCAAAGATATCACACCCGCAAGCCGCGTGAACATTTGTAGAGCAACCGCAACCAACAGTTTGCGTGTAGTTGGTTGTTTCTCCGGAGTTATATACAACTGGGTTTTTATTACCACCACCGCAAGCCGTACAAGATGTGCAGGAATAATAGCCACCAACGCAAGTTGTCCCATCTTGGTATCGCTCTCCGTGCACATAGGAGATCCAGTAGTTGCTTGCGTCTTCTACCCAGAATGCAGCACCCACTCCATTTCCATGGGTCGTGGATGCCCCGGTTTCAATGCCCACCTCCGCATCTGAGTTTGGGGTAATGACCCAGCAAACGCCAGCGGACTCAACGTTTTTTGCAGCGTTGCTGTTAATTTGCCAATTAGTCGCACCCTGCCACGCAAGGCTGCCCGTGTCCGTTGAGCCCATCGTTCCAAGGGATGTATTTGTCCTGTTAAATGTATCCGCTACAAGGGCCATTAATATGTCGCCTCAATGGTTACCGAAAGGTCGGCTCCAGATGTTCCTGCGTTTACAATCTCAACTTGGAGAGTATCTCCAACGGCAAGGGAGGTAACGGTGCTAAGGGATGTGGTGACTACGGCGGCCCCTACGGTGGCGCTTGTATTGCCGTTGGTAGAGCCGTTCTTCACAAGGCGATAGGTCACGCCAGAGCCACCGCCAGCGTATGCTCGAGCGTTGACAAGAGTGCAGGCAACTGTGGAAATGAACCTTGGCTGCTTAACCCCAGTAGATAGGGTTCCAGCGATGTGGAAAGAGATTGGCATTTGCAACGCATCAAGCTTTGTCTTGTCTGATGCGCTAAGGTAACCAGGAACAGACTGTGTTGCCTCCACAACACTTAGTGTATTTCCAGATTTGGAGAGTGCGGTTCCCGCAATAATGGACGCTGCGCCGGTGAATTGCTGCCACGACATAGAATCAGTTCCTACTTTAATAATTTCGCCTACTCCGGTTCCGGTGTTCACTTGGATGTATCCTTGGTTGCCATAATTTGTTCCGTTTAAAATGTATACTGCATCACCGGACTGCACGTATTCAGCGGGAATGCTTCCGTCAAAATTAGCTGCTCTTGTGATTCGCCACGGAGTTCCTGCGCTTCCAGCGTTGCTTACAACGTAGATTCCATTATGGGCCTGATTAGTCGCTCCGATATATAGAAGCCGGTCATTTAGCAGCATCTGGTACCCGTCAACCGTTCCGATGGCTCCGTTCGTGTTTGATTCAATGTAGGCACCAACACCAGTCCCGCCGTCACCTCCTGCCGATCCAGCTGTGTAGGTGCCGTTGCCGATATTAGACGCCTGCGCTGCCTTTACGGCTACGTGCCAGTTAACTCCGGAAGCGAATGCGTCCACATACGCTTTCGTAGCAGCATGCATGTCCTGAGTTGGGTCAACCCCAAGGGTGATTTGATTGACGGCAGTGTTTGCGCTTCCGTCCCTAAGGACGATTGTGTTGTTGTTGGCTGATGCAGTTGCGGTGGTCTGCGCGTTGAGAACGGTCAGCGTATTGCTGTTGCCGTCAATAGTCTTATTTGTCAGGGTCTGCGTTCCTGTATCAGAAACCAACGTAGCATCAGAATTTCCGATAACTGACCCGCCTGGAAGCAACAAGGTATTAGTCGCTTCCACGGCATGCGGCGCTGCTTTAATTTTTTGCCCGTGTGTGTTTACATAGCAATTGAGTTGTATTGATGCGTCTACTGAAGAGCCGCCTTGAACCTCAAGAATAGTTGAGGCAGGCGCGACTACAAGGTTTCCAGAGGCGGTGGTTGTCGTTCCGCCCAGTACTGGCGATGTTAGGGTCTTGTTTGTAAGGGTTTCAGCGCCTGCGGGGGTTACTGTCACATAGGTCAACGAGCTCCACGCGGTTGTACCATCACCAATCTTAAACTGACCCGTGGTGGTATCAAAGCCAATTTCACCAGATTGCAAGACAGGGTTAGCCGACGCCCAGTTGGCAGATGTATCGCGTCGTGGCTTAATCCTTGCTTGCGCTGGCATTACTTAAATTCCTTCTTTGACCAGAAGAACCTACGGTAGGCTGAGGCAATGTGCGCCATCAGCTTTCGATCCGCACGGTCAAGATGCTCAAGATCTTCTTCTGTCGGCTCTGTTTCCATCTGCCAAGACTCTCTTTTGAATGGAAAGACTTGCACAACTGGCGTTCCAGCAGGGATAATGGTTTCAATTGACGTCTCATGAATAACAAATGGAAAATTAACCACGTTCGTGTAGGTATCTGTATCAACTACACCAGGCAGCGCTTCAAAGAATCCGTTTGGATTGTTCATCGGTGGGAGGAATAAAGTTGAATACCCGGGAGGAGTCTGAATATGCCAAGGATTGATCCACTTGAATACATCGCGACCCGGGTATAGCTTTGCCAGTGGATGACCAGCGGCTTGGCCAAATTTATGGCCCTCAACTACCTTTGTTTCATTGGAAATACCTGGTCGCCATGAAAACCTCAGGTCGGTTGGCTCGTTGGGGTCTTCATGGTTCTTTTTTTCATTAATTTGCACATACATGTCCTGATCTGTATAGATAACATATCCAAGGCTTAGGCTGTCCAGAATCGGCACGCAGCGCTTAATAGTAGAGTTATAATCCCCAGAATTGTTCATCACCTTTTTGTCGCGCGGGGCGTTCTCAAAGCCCCCGTAGGATGGCATCTCCTTCCACCAATCAGGCATCTTGTAACCGATTGGCTTGGGCCAATACTCCTCTAGCACCTTCCTGCTCGCAATAAACTTAATTGTTTTGTGCGACATGAATAAATCTCCCTCTACGCTGATCCACCATCAACAGTGATGGTGTCAAGAGAATACCACACGACATCCGTGCCATCGGTCTGTAGTACTTTCCCCGTCTGGCTGGTCTGAGATGGAAGAACTGCTGTTCGCGCGCCCTGGGCGGTGGTTGACCCAGTCCCTCCATACAAGATTTCAACTGGTGTGCCCTGCCATGTGCCAGTGCCGATTGTGCCGACAGATGCCAAAGAAGAGTTTACAACGCTAGAGCCTAGAGTCGTAGAGGAAAGAACAGAGGTTCCGTTTATTTTGAATGATGCCCCGCTTGCAATATCAAGATACCCTGTTGCAATTGTTGCGGCGGTCGTGTGAGATGTGGTACCAGCCCCAACGAGAACAACTTCAACTTTTCCTCCGCCAGCGCTGTCGGTAAAGTTTTCTGTTGCGACCCCGCGCAAGATTACTGACTCCGTTGAAAGATACCCAGTTGCCCCTCGGCCAAATATCGCAAACTCACCTAGGGTCTGGCCAGACTGCGTGGCTGAAGGTGAGGCAGATGTACCACCAGACGTTCGCGATACATAGCGGCCATACTTGTTAGTTCCGTGGGCATCAAGAACGATGATTGACGCTGCTCCGTCTTCATTGACTGCGTGGAGAACAACATCGTCAGAGATGGCGCCAAGGGCAAGTGGTGCGCCAGTAGCGTTATCAATAGTGATTTTACCAAAGATTGTCGGGTCTGTTGCAATAGCCCACGGCGCATCGATCCAGTCAAGTCCGCCAACCTCTGTGGAGCTTGCGATCAAAACCTGATTGTTTGTCCCCACCGCAAGGGTTGAAGGGGTTTCCGCAGCGCTAGCCGTAACGATAGCACCCTTGGCGCTAAGGGCCGACTTGGGGATTGCCGCGTTCGCAGTTGATTGCGCGGCAGCAGCGGCATCGTTAATTTGTTTTGCAACAGCGGCAGTTGCGGCTCTGACTGTTGATGTTCCACTAACGCTGTTGTCAAAGTCAACTTCAAGAACCGCTGGAGATCCAGCTCCCCAAACTAGACCACTGCCTTTATTTACAGAAAATGTATCTCCAGAGATTGAAATGCCATTTCCAGCAACAACTCCTGCAAGGCCAGTAAATTGAGTCCAATCTTGATTGTCTGTTCCGACTGCGTGGACCGCATTGGCCTGCGAACCTATTGATGTAAGCACAAATCCCTGGCCGCTATTATTTATTCCGCCCCCAGGGAGAACAAAAACAGCGTCACCACCAGAGACTTGACCTGCAATGTTGTTATTTGAATCATTGGCTCGGGTAAGCTTCCATTTGGTTGATGGTGACCCGGCAGAGGTAACAGAATAAATGCCGTTGTGGGCTGCGTTTGCCTGATTTTTTACCAGCACCCTGTCGCCAGCGCTTGGACTGAGTCCGTCAATAATCAGGTCTGCGTTTGAGCCCGCCTCAATATATGCACCAATTCCATAGCCGGAAGATTGATCTGCCGTTCCGGCCGTGTAGGTCGGGCTGTTCGGTAGAGCTGCATCTGTTGCGGCGGTAACTGCGCCGTGCCAGTTCATTCCAGTTGTAAGGCTTTCTGCGTATGCCTTTGTGGCAATTGTGTCGGTGTCAACATTCAGCGTTGCCGATCCGCTTGACGCTCCGCCAGTAAGTCCTGTGCCGGCAACAACGGCGGTAATATCACCAGACCCACCACCGCCAGCCGCAAGATCAAGCCAAGTACTACCGTCGTAGACATAGACGGTATCGTCCGTCGTGTTGTAGTACATGTCTCCCTGGGCGGGGGAGGACGGCGCGGCGGCGTATTGCGGAAGATTGATCCTACTTAGAAGCTTTGGCATCGGGCCCTCCTAGCGGGGGTTTACCCGATTATAACAACCCTGTACTGGTTGTTGCTTGGGGCAGAGGCAAAGTCAAGAACAACGGTGCCGTTTGGGGTTCCTGTAGTCAATCCAACGGTGATGTCTGGGTAAACCTTCTCGCCGTTAGAGGTCTGGAACACTTCGGCGGTCACCCAAATGTTTCCAAGACCATGAGAGATCGTGTAGGTCGTTGCCGTACCGTCGCCAAGTTGCGCAGTGTACTTCGTCGTTCCGCCAAGTGCCGTAAGGGCTGCGGCGGCAGTAGTCTGACCAGTACCACCGTTGGCGATGGCAAGTGCGCCCGTAACCGCAGCGCTCTGCGCAAGGTTTATTGCGCCAAATGCTGGGGCGCCACCGGCTCCAGGAACCCGAAGAACCTGATCAGCAGTTCCTGCTGTGGTTGCACTGACAGCGCTTGTCCCGTTGCCGAGCAGTACGCCACCAGATGTCAGGGTGCTCGCGCCAGTACCGCCGTTTGCGACTGGAAGCGTGCCAGAAACTTCGCTTCCAAGGGCAATCGTGCTTGCGGTTGTCAGCGCATCGGTACCGCCAGTTGACTTAACGATACCAGCGGTGAATGTTGCAACACCAGTACCACCGCGGGCAACGCCAAGCGTGCCGCTCGTGAGCTTATCAGTGCCGTGGTTTGGAATGTCTGAAGCAACAAGTGATCGGAATGAAGGGGCAGAAGGCCCACCAGTTGCAGGACCAGCGAATACTGCGTTGTCTGCTGCAGTTGTGGCGCCAGTACCACCCTTGGCTACTGGAAGGGTTCCAGTTACTGTTGAAGTTGAGACATCAACAGCGCTGGTTGC